GCCCCTCGCGCCCCGCGAACTCGCGCAGGAGCATCCGCTCGGTCACCGGCTTCGCCGGCCGCTCGCCGATCGCCTCGCCGTCAATGATCGGGACGCGGGTCGAGCGGCACGAGTAGTGGACCGGCGGGACCGGCCCCTCGCCGGCGGGGAACACCTCGCCGTCGAGCGCGCCGCAGACCGGCGTCGTGCGCACGTCGAGCGTCGCGACGTAGAGCTCGCGGCCGACCAGGCCTGGATTCGCCGCGACCCACTGCTGGCGCGCCTGGTTCGCGAAGTGGTTCGCCGCCGTGCGGACGAGCGCAGCCGCGTCGCGGCGCGTGACCTCGGTCGCCCCGTTCCGGCCGCGCAGGCGGACGGTCCCCACGACGCGGCGCGCGATGTCGGCCGCGCCCTCGCCGCGGACGATCCCGATCCTGACCTGACCGTGGATCCGCTCGACGTCGTCGCGGCGGATCTTCCGCGCCCAGTCCCGGAGCAGCCGCCCCTCGAACGGGCGCTCGGTCACCAGCGCGCGGAGCTGCGCCGGCGCCGGCAGCGTCGGCTCGAGCCGGACCGGGACGACCGTCCGGACTATCGCCGAGACCAGCCGCGGCTCCTCGGCGACGATCTCGCGCATCGACTCGACGAGCACCGGTGTCGCCGCCGCCCACGCGGTCCCGCGGACCTGCTCCACGTCGGCGAGCAGCTTCTCGAGCCGCGCCACGTTCGCCGGCGAGCCGGTCCCGGTGTGGTGGCGCAGTCGGTCGCGAATCGACGCACGGAGGTCCGCCTCGGTGTCGTCGAGCAGCGCGAGTAACTGATTGCGGATCGCGGACGACCGGCGGAGCACGCCGATCTGGTGGCGCAGTAGCGCGTCGAGGAGCAGGTCCTGCGCGGTCTGGCGCGGCGGCTCAGCCGGTCGGCGCCGGCTCGCCATCCTCGTCCTCGTCCTCGTCCTCGTCCGCCGACTGCTCCTCGTCGTCCTCCGGACCGTCGGCGCTCGAGCTGCCGGCGGACTGCTCCTCGACGAGCGCGCGCTCGGCCTCGATCTCGTCGAGCTCCTCCTCGAGCGTCATCTCGGTCGCGCCGCGCTCCTCCATCAGCCGGTGGATCGTGCTCATCGAGATCGGCGCGCCCATGGTCTTCGCTCCCATCCACTGGGCGAGCTCCTCGCCGGTCATCGAGTCGTCGACGAAGTCCAGGTTGGGCGTGACGACGACCTGCTCCGGGTCGGCGCCGGCCCAGCGCGCGACCTTGCGTAGGACGTCCTGGAGCGCGAACGCGCCGGCGATCGCGAGCCGGTTGAGCGTTGCCGTGCGCGCGGCGACCCTGATCGTCAGCGCGTCTCCGGACTCGCGCTGCCGCGAGACCGAGTCGAGGAGCTGCCCGGAGAGCTGCGACGCCTCGGCGCGGTCGTTCTGGAGAGCCTCGCGCTGCTCCGAAAGTCCGGAGCTCGACACGCCGATGAACTTCGCGTCTCCGCCGACCGTGGGGATGTCGATCCGCGCGCTGGCGCCGACGCGCACGTCCCCGTCGTCAGGAGAGTGGCCGATCACGACGAGCGTGTCCTGCCCCTGCATGAACAGCGACTGGCGGTAGTCCGCCTCGCCGCGGTAGATCGCCATGCAGATGTTCGCGAGCCCGAGCAGCGGCGGGCGGTCCGGCTCCGGCACGATGTCGACTGCGTTCGCGAACGTGAACGGGATCTCGAGTGCCTCGCGGCCGGCGATCGTCGGCGTGACGAGGCCAGACTCCGAGAACGTCGACTGCTCGCGGAACACGCCGACGCGGTAGGCGCCGCCGCCGGCCGGCTCGATCTCGGTCGGGTCGCCGAGGACGAGCACGCGGTACTTCTCGACGAGCTCCCACTCGAAGTCGGCGACGCGCTCGTAGCTGGTCTCGCGCAGCACGACGAGGTTCAGGTCGAGCGTGCCCTGCTCGGTGCGCTGGCCCTCGTCCCAGTTGATCACGTCCTCGCCGTAGTAGAGCGCGAGGTACGGCATGCCGGCGCGCGCGCCGCTCGCGGCGACGTCGCCGAGCAGCCCGACGCGCCCGACGACGATCTGCTCCTCGTTGATCCGCTGGAGCAGCGTCTCGAGCGACTCGCCGCGCGGCGTCGCGACCTCGCGCATCGGCTCGAGCGCCGCGGGCAGCTCGATCACCGGAGGCTTGCGGTGCATGACGCCGACGAGCGCGCGGACCGCCTCGGCGACCAGGTCGGGGAACAGCGCGCGCGCGAGGTACGCCTGGTACGCGTCCCAGCCGCGACCCTTCCGATGCCGCGCGCCGTCGGCGAGCATCCCGCTCGTCGCCGGCAGGTAGGTGAACGTGCGCTCCTTCACGCGGCGCTGGCCCGCGTACGCGTCGCGCATCAGATCCCAGTCGGGCGCGCGCTCCGAGTACTGCGGGTGCCTTGTGTCGAGCGCCATCGTCGGGCGCGGATCATAGCCGGCGCCCGGCCACGATCAGTAGAGCCCGGTGGTGGATCCGCCGCGGACCTCGCCGCCGACCGACAGCACCCGGTACCGGATCGCGTCGAGCGCGTGGTCCTCGTAGCTGCTCGGTACGTCATCCATGTCCTTGCTGTCGCGCGGCGCGACGAGCAGCGTCCGCAGGAGCTGCGGGCACCGGTCGCCGACGACGAACAGGCCAGGGCGCTCGCGCGTCGGCGATCCGTCGACCGGGCGCGCCGCGCGGATCATCTTGCGGAGCATCTCCCAGCCACGATTCCGCGACCCGGGTCGCTTGTCGGCGGAGGTCCACGACACGCCCTGGTAGACGCGCCCGTCGATCCTGACCGGGCGGTCCATGTCCGCGGCGATGCTCTGACCGTTCTCGACCGTCCAGATGGACGAGTCGGCCGGCCCCGGCCGGACCCGCGAGCCGCGCTCGGTGCGCCATCCCCACGCGACCTCGCGCTCGACGATCCCGCGCGCGACGTCGACGGCGAGCATGCGGAGGCCCTCGTTTGGCCGGCCGGTCCATCCGTACCACTCGCGGACCACGAACAGGTCGCCGGGCACGGTCGATAGCACGCTGCCGTCGCGCATGCGTAGGTCAGACCCGTCGGACCGCGCGACCCAGTAGGCGGCGAACGGGGCGCTCGATCCCCAGTCGAAGCAGCGGTCGACGCGCCAGTCCGGCGGCACGTCGAACTCGCCGACGAGGTTGCGGCGCGCGTCCCAGACGTCGTCGAACATCCCGCCGGCGACGATGTCCCAGGACCCGTCGAGCCACGCCTCGGCCATCGCGTCGGACGTCGCCGCGGCGGCGATCGTGCTCGGGTACTCCGGGTCTGCCTCGAGGAGGATCCGGTTCTCGGACAGGTGGGAGTGGATCGCGGCGCGCGGCGGCTCCGGCCGGCCCCTCGAGTCGACCGGCCGATCGAGCACGACGGTCTTCCACCACCGGCCGGCGAGCCCGAATCGCTCCTTGATCCAGGACATCCCCGGACCGTACGGGTTGGTCGTCGATCGGATCATGCGCGGGACGCCCGGGGTGCTCGAGCGGCAGCACGAGAACATCCGGCGGTAGCACTCGTCAGATGCCCAGTTGGCGAGCTCCTCGAACCCGATCCACGGGTACTCGTGCCCGTGGTGCGCGTAGTAGTCATCGGGGCGCGCGAGGTGGCGAAACAGGAGGACCTCGCCGGATTCCCACTCCCAGAGCATCCTCCCGCGGTTGAAGCGCGCGCCGGGGAAGATCCGGCGGAACCACTTCTCGGACTTCGCGACGACGTCCGCGAGCTGCGGGTACGTCTGGCGGAACAGCACGCCTCGCCAGGCCGAGCCGTGGCCGCGCCCGACGTGCTGCGCGAACGACATCAGCAGCGCGTCGGTCTTACCCCCGCCGCGGGTCCCCGAGTAGAGGACCTCGAAGATCGGGCACGACAGGAAGTCGACCTGGGAGCCAGGCTGCGGTGCCCAAGCGACGCGTGCGCCGCCGGGCGCGACGCGCGCCTCTGCCGCGCGCGCGCGCTCGAGCTCGGCGTCGAACTCGGCGAGGTCGTCGGCCGCGACCGCTGCCACGGCTATCCCGCGTCGCGCTTCCGCGGCGGCCGGCGCAGCGCGTTCTTTCGCTCCTGCTCGCCGACCCAGTCGGCGGGCGCGACACCGGCGGGAGCGACGAGCACGCCGAACACCGGCCCGTCTCCGTCGACCGCGTGGACGTGCCGGTCCTCCTGCCGCCATCCGTACTGGCACTTCATGATGAACATCGCGCAGGCGGCGCCCTGCGGGTGATCCATGTTCAGCGCGCGCTTGTAGAGCGAGTCGACGATCAGCGCCTTGCGCCTCGTCTTGCCGACCGCGAGCTCGCGCGCGAAGTACTTGCGGAGCGTCTTCGGGTCGATCGGCCGCTTGGTCTCCGGGTGGACCACGAGCTCGGCGATCTGGTCGTGGGTCAGGTCGGCCGAGACGAGCGACGAGACGAGCGCGCGCAGCTCGTCGGTGACGACGAGGCGGACGCCGTGGCCGCGCGGGTTCCTAGGCTTCCTTCTTGCCGCCATTGGACTCCAGCAGTTCGCGCATCCTCGGGCTGCGCACCTCGCGGACCGCACGCAGCTCGAGCCCGCGCTCGTCGGTGCCGGTCGGGAGCACAACGCCCGGCCGGAGCCTGAGCGGCGTGTCGAACTTCCGCCACGATGACGCGACCACGTACTGCGGGCGCTGGAACCTCCGCTTGGTCTCGACGACCCCTGGCCAGACGCGCTCGAGCGCGCGGGCCATTCGCAGCCGCCCGTCGCCCTGGTAGAGCGAGTCCGTGTTGCCGCCAGAGACAACCATCGTCCTCATCTTGTACGCGAGGAACGTGTTGAACAGGACGGTACACCAGCCCGCCGCGAGCACCTGGAGGCACAGGTCGGTGTCGTCGTTGTAGACCAGCCTCCACCGCTGCGGGATCGAGTTCAGCACCAGCGAGCACGAGTAGACGTGGCAGTTGGTGACGATCGGCCGCGGCCGGCCTCCCCCGCCGCCGATCGCGAACATCGTGTAGTTAATCCCGGCGACGGCGACGTTCTCGTAGCGGTCGCAGAAGTCCTCGGGCCACCACGCGGTCCAGAGGCCAAGCTGCTTCTTGGCGATCACCAGATCGAGCTTGTCGGCGAGCTCCTGGCGCTGCTCCTCGGTGTCGAAGCAGAGCACGAGGGTGATCCGCTTCGGCTCGGGCTCGAACTCCGGCATCCCGACGTAGTGAGCCGCCTCGTCGTGGTCCCGGATCTCGGTCGCCGGCCGCGTGACGAACAGGAGGTTGGCGAGCATCGCCTCGTCGTAGCCGGTCCCGAGTAGCTGCCCGAGGTCGGCGAGCTCGCCGAGCATCTCGGTCAGCGCGCGGTCGTCGACCTCGGCGAGCTGGCCGATCTGGTTGTCGCCGGCGAGGACCTTGAGCGCGAGCGGGTCCTCCGGACCGACGTCGAGCCGGATCACCGGGACGGTCTCGACGCCGAGCCGCCGAGCCGCCTCGACGACGCCGTGGCCGGCGAGGATCGTCCCGTCGCGCGCGGCGACGATGTTCCGGTAGAGGCCGTGCTGCCTGATCGACGCCTCGATGTGCGCGAGTTGGTCCTCGGGGTGACGGCGGTAGTTGCGCGGGTGCGGCCGGAGGTCGGCGACCGCCGTCGGCACCGGACTTGGGATCCGTACGTCTGTGCTGCTCACTCGCCCGGATGATAGCCTGGCGCGCGCTCAGCGCGAGAGCCGCCCGCGGACCTCGTCGAGCAGGTCGATCGCGGTCGCGAGGTCGCGCGCGATCCACGGGTTGGCCGCGACCGCGGCGTCCCAGGTCCCGTGGTAGTGGCGGACGCGGCGCCAGGCGGAGATCGCAATCTGCGCCCGCTCGCAAGCCAGCCAGACGCCGGCGTGGCCGAGAGTGAAGCGCGTTCGGGGATGGTCGAAGCGACGACCGTGAAGGTTGAGGAAGATCGTTGGCGTGTTCCGACAGAGCTCGATGCGGCCTTCGAACTGCTGGGGGACGTCGACACGCTCGAGCTCCAGGTTGCGGGTCGAGCTCACGATCGCTTCCAGGTCGGTCGGGAACGTCGTTCCCTGACGCTTGTCAGCGAGAATCGTCGCGGCGATCGCTTGCGATGTCGGAGTCGTCGTCACCGTCTTCCTCCTCCTTGCGGCGCAGACGTTCCCGAACACGTTCTCGAGCGTCGTCGAGCTCCGGGATGTTCTCCTCCTCAGACTCGGAGCGGTTGCATCCGCTCGCTAGGAGCTCGGGGGAGTCTTCGCGAACGGCCTCGATGTTGCCCTTCAGAATGCTCTCCCGGAGACGGCGAGCGCGCTCGCCAACCTCTTCGGAGACTTGGATGTTCTCGGGACGCAGGAACTCGGGAAGCGGCTCGTTGCCTTCGCCACCGCTTTGCAGCAAGCGACGGAAGCGAGCGAGCAGCTCTGTGTATTCGGAAGTCATCGCAGCCCCTGTGAATTGAAAAACGCGCGAAGCTTCTTGGTCAGCCGTTGCCGTCTCTTCTCAAGCGCCTCGTCTGTGTAGATGCCATCTGGATGGGATCTTCCGATGAGCTCTTCGTCGAACTCGGCGGCCTCTTGCTCCGAAAGGAGCTCGTATCGGAAGACCAGATCGTGGAGGAAAATCCCGCGCTCGTCGCCCTCGAGGTCCTCGAGGAAGCGAAGCGCACCTTCTCGATAGCGCGCCATCGAGTCCTCCTGAGCAGCGTGCTCCGCCGGGTTCGAGCCGTCGGCGGCGAGAGGAGCATCCGAGTCGTCGGAGGGGAGCTCGTGGCGCTGGAAAGTTCGCTTCAGGTTCTTCGGGACGTTCTTGAGCATGCGCCGGGTGCGCCGGGCCTCGTCGACCGCGCGGTCGTGCGCGCGTCCAAGGAGCCACCGGTAGGGCTGCTCCGATCCCTTCTCGATGCGAGGGACAACATCCGTGGCGTCCCGATGGAGCTCGAGCGAGCAGAGCCTCCGCGGCACCGACCTCGGCGCTCTGCTGGTCGAACCGGAAGATGCTGATGAGGGCTTCGACGACCTTCGCGTAGTAGCGGTCGAAGATGGCCTCGAGCGCGGCAGAGCGCTCGTCCGGGTCACCCGCGTAGAGCTGTAGTAGCGCTTCCTGATCGTCCATGGTCAGCCCAGGCGTCGTCAAGCAGCAGTTGATCCCACTCGGCGAGCGAGATCGGCGCGACGCGGCAGACCCGCTCGTGGACCTGTGCGTAGTTGAGCCCGCGCAGACGGAGCTGATCGCACACGCGCCCGGCGAGCCGTGCGTCGCGCCGCTCGACGGCGGTCCTGATCGCCTCGTCGATGCTCACAGAGCCCCCAGGACCAGCCCGGCGAGCGCGCCGGCGACCAGCGCGGAGAGCGAGGCCCAGCGGACCTCGCGGCGCAGGATGATGAGGCGGCGCTCGAGCAGGTCGAGGCGCGCGTGGTCGTCGAGCGGGTCGCCGAGCGTCCCAGGCACGTCGCTGACCTCGTGGAACTTGACCTCTCCGTCGGTGCTCGCGCGGTAGTTTGTTGCCTCGCGGAACTCGTCCTGCACGACCGCGCGCAGCAGCTCTCCGGTCGAGGTGCCGGCGCGGGCGATCAGGACGAACGTGGAGCTCTCGGCGATCGTGTCGCCCCCGAACGCGCATGTGGTCCTCGAGACGCCAGGATTCGCGTTCAGGTAACGGACCGCCCGGCGGACGCCGGCGACGATCTCCTCCTCGTCGATCTTGGTCACCTCCGCATCCTCCCGTCGAGCTCGACCGACCGCCGCGCGAGCAGGAACGCGCTGCGCAGCTCGTCGAGCGCCGCCGCCTTGAGGTCGCCCTCGGCGAGCAGGTCGTTCATCTGGACGGCGAGCGCGGCGAACAGCTCGCGGACCCGCCGGCGCGCCTCGACGTCGTCCTGGTCGCGCGGGTCGACGTGGGCGTGCGCGCGGCGGACGTCCTCGTTGGTCATGGCGCGGTTCGACGGAGGTCCGACGTCGAACATCACGCGAGTGCTGGCATAAAGAGGATCGCAGGATGCTCCCATCGCCGCGCGCACGCCGGACGGCTCCTGACCGACCCGCTCAGTGGCGTCACCTGCGCCCGGCGCCACCATCCCGGGCGCCGCCTCCTCGAGCGGGCGGGCGCCGCTGGCGAAGTGCCCGCCGCCGGTGGCGCTGCGCGACGCGCACAGCTCGTGGGCGACCCGCCCGTCCGCCGCCGGGACCCCGTATCCGCCGGCGATCGCCGACCCGCACACCGAGCAGCGGTTCACTTGGCATCCTCGTCGGCAGACTGACTGCCGGCGACCTCTACGGTTGGGCGCCGCATGACGCGCAGCAGCATGGCACGGGCGCGCATCACCTTGTCCTCGCCGATCCGTATTTCTTCCTTGAGGACACCCACCAGCGCTGCTGCGGCGCCCTCCGACAGGGCCAACCAGGCATCGTCCGGCGACATTGCCGACACCAGGCGGGCGCGGACGCGCTCGAGGGCTCCGATCGCGACGGTCTCGGCCCTGACCATGGTCCCGGCGGCGCCCGCCTCCCGCAGCGCCGCCCGAGTAATCTCGAGCAGGTCGAGGTAGGTGCTCGCCGCCGCGCGTCCCTTCTCGACGACCCTCGCCGCCCCAGGCGGTCCGCCGGCGAGGATCTGGGCGGCAGCGTAGACGTCCTCCCTCGTCGGCCGTCCTCGCTGCCGGACCTCGACCACGCATGAGAGACCGTCGACGACGGCGGAGACGGTGACCATGCTGGCGCCCATGCCGGGCAGCATACCCGACGACTTGGGTTTTGTGCGAGTCCCGGTTCGGGACCGACCCGGGACCGACCGCTACAGACGCCGGTCGGCGCCGGCCGATAGATCCTGCATGAGCAACGACCTGAGCACCGAGTTGACCGCCTACAACGTCCTCGTCGTCCGCGCGAGCGGCCTGACCGAGTCGCACCGGGTGTCCCACCACGCGGACGCGTACGAGCTGACCCTGGAGTGGATCCGCGACCAGGTCCTGAGCGGCGCCACCAGCGGGCGCCCCCAGGACGAGGTCCGCACGGCCTTCATCTCCGACGGCTCGTGCGCGCTGGAGCAGGTCTGCGTCGCCGACCTGCTGCTGGACGAGCCGCCGTCGTCCGGCTGGCGCGGGCTCTGATCACCACGGCGGGCGGGCGCCCGGCTCAGCCGGCGGCTCGGCCGGCCCGCGGCGCCGCTCCCGCCTCGGCCGGCGCGCCGGCTCGCGCGACGGAGGCGCTCCCGGCTCCTGGCCGACCCAGACCTCGACCGACGGCGGCTCGTCGGCGAGCTCCCACGTGAGCTGCCAGACCTTCGCGTGCCGGTCGTCTACGCCGACAGCGTCGCGGGCGGCGTCGAGCACCAGGTCGAGGACGTTCGCCGGGTCGCCGCGGAGGTCGCGTCGCCGGACGTGGACCGCGATCCACCACGGGGTCGCCGGCCGGAGTCGCCGGCCGCGCAGCGCCGCCTCGAGGAGCAGCCGGAGGTCGCCGGCGAGCCGCCGCGCGCCCGGGGTCGGCCCGAGCCGCGGCCCGGGTCCAGACCGCGGAGCCCGGCCCGTGTTCTTGCTGACGTCCCGCCAGCGGACCTCGAGCCGCGCCGCCGCGACCCACTCGACGACCGCCGGCCTCGGCGGCGGACATGGGCTCGGCTCCGGCTCTCGGCTCACGACGCCACCATACCGCACGGTCGGGCCTTGGCGGAGCCGACTGGGGCAAACTGGGGTGACTGGGGATGCACACGCACGTACGGTTGCCAGTCTGTCAACCACGCGCGTTTTTGCGCGGGAATCCAAAATCTCTCTCTCTCTAACTCTCTACTAGATAAGTACTTACGTCTATTCCGGTCCCTAGAATCTGGCCGAAATCTGGCCCGGGGTATCTCATGCGGTACCACCCCAGTTGCCCCAGTCTGCCCCAGTCTGCGGACTCCGGTGTCCGCTGATCCGGACCGCCGGCGACGGCCGGGCGGCGTCCAGACTGGGGCAAACTGGGGTGACTGGGGCGGCAGATGCGCGTGCGGACGACGGCCGGGCGGGACGCCCGACTGGGGCAAACTGGGGTGACTGGGGCCGGAAATCGACGTGCGCGCTCCACGTGGAACGGCCCGGTGCCGCCGGCCCGGTCCCGACCCGGGACCCGATCCGACGACCGCAGCTACAGTCTGTCGGGTAGAGTTGCCGATAGATCCGGCATGAAGACCAGCAAGCACGCGGTTGTGGTGAACGGGACGGAGATCGGGACCTTCGCGACGCGGGTCGCGGCCGAGGGCGCGGCGCGGGACCTGCGCCGGGCGACGACCGGGACGATCGTCCGGGTGGTGAGCCTGTGAGCCGCCCGGCGATCGGCGCCGGCGGGCCGGCGAGCCCGCTCGAGAGGCTCGCGGTGCTCCGGGAGAAGCGAGACCGCGCCATGCGCGACGCGGAGGTCCTGGAGTCGATCGCGACCTCGGTGCTGGAGCGCTTCTTCGCCCGGCTGCGCGCGAACGGAGAGGGCCTGACCGGGTCGAGCGTCTCGGAGGTCGTCCGGGAGGCAGTCCGGCGCGCGCACGACGCCGGGAGGAGCCAGTGAGGATCGGCCCGGTGCTCCTCCGGACCCCGTGCTGCGACCGCGCCGCGGGGTCGACCGACCTGATGAGGCACGCCACGCTGGTCGTCCGCCGGACCTGCCGGCGCTGCGGCCGGCGCTGGTCGATCGTGCTCCGGCCGATCAACGCGGTCGCCGTCCGCGGCGCCCAGGTGACGCTCGCCGAGTGGGCAGAGGTCCGGCCGGCCGGCGAGGAGGTCGAGTGACGATCATCGACGATTACGGGAACGTGATCGGATCGGCGTGCCCGCGGTGCGGCGCGCACGACGCCGACGACAACGGGCGCAAGGACGACCTCGTGCTGCGGTGCCGAGCCTGCGACGAGCAGTGGAGCCCGCGCCTCGACGCCGGCGAGGAGGACGAGTGACCGCGCCCCGCACCGAGGACCTCGCCGCCCGGCTCGCCGAGCTCGCGGCGGCGCTCTCGCGCGGCGACCCGGACCGCCCGCCGGCGGAGGTCGTGCTCCGGACCCTGCTGCGCTACGTCCGGACGCACGGCTCGACCTGCGCGGCGGCCAAGGCGATCGCTGAGTCGTTCGACCGGCTGCTGGAGGCCGGCGCGGTCGTGCTGTCGCCGCCGCGCAGAGGATGCTTTGGGCCGACCATCCCCGATCCCGGATCGGGACGGAGCCGGCCGTGAGCGAGACCCACGACTACAGCTCGCCGCCCGGACTGCCGATAGATGCCCCAGGGGGAACCATGAGGGCCAGCGAGCAGATTCAGGCGGAGATCGAGCGGAGGGCGCGGGCGGCGGCGCGCGAGGTGAGGTGGACGGTCGACGAGGTCGTCGCCTCGGTCATCGGCGGCGCGTCGGAGGTCTACCGGATGCGGATGATCCGCGCCGAGCAGCTGCGCGAGGAGATCCGCGCGAGGGGGAGCAAGTGAACGACGACGACAACATCGGCCCGAAGACCGCGCGTGCCTGCGCGATAGCGGCCGGCCGCGAGGTCTTGAGAGGCGACGAGATCGCGATCGAGATCACCGGTTCGCGGCGGGACCTGAGTGCCAGAGGGCGCGGCGACGAGTTCCACCGGATGGTCCTGAGGAACGGTGCGTGGGTCTACGTCGCAGACCTGCCTCTACCGCCCTGCGACGGCAGGGCGGCCACGCGTCACGCGCACCGGTGCGGGTCAGTCTACCCAGGCGAGATCGTCGCCAGTCACGCGCGCGGCGGACCGGTCGACGTCGTCTATCTGGTCCGCGAGTCGTCGGCCGGGAAGCCGCTGGTGAGGCTGACGTGGGCTCGCCGGCGAGACGGGATGCTCGCCGTCAGCCTTCCGACCGGAGAGCAGGTCGTCGTCAGCGACCCGCGGAGGTCGTCGTGACCCGCCGCCGCACCGAGCGGACGCTCGTCACCCGCGAGGAGCTCGCGGAGGTCCTCCGGCACGACCGCCCCGCCGAGTGCGCCGAGCTCGTCTGGGTGCGGGCGCCGGCGGACCGGGACTTCCAGGCCATGACCGCCGCCGAGGTCGCCTCGGACCCGGAGGTCGAGGTCGTGCCCGAGCCGGACCGCTACCGGATGCTCGGCGACCGCGCGATCGACGCCGCGGACTACCGCGCCGCCGTCGAGCAGGAGGCGTGTCGCGTCGCGCGCGCGGCGATGATGCGTCGGATACGGAACACCGGCGGTCTTCGGGTCGGAGGAGGGTCGCTGCTGCCGCGCGACGTCGTCGCGCGCGCGACGGAGATCGTCGAGGAGCACCTGTCCGACCTGCCGGTGCCGGGCGAGCACGAGGTCGGCGACGACGAGGTGCGGCCGTGATCGCCGCGGACTTCTTCTCCGGCCTCGGCGGCTTCACGGAGGGCGCGGCCCAGGCCGGGATCGCCGTCACCTTCGCCGCGAACCACGACGAGCGCGCGGTCGAGTGGCACACGCGGAACCACCGTGGCGTGACCCACGCCTGCCAGGACCTCCAGCAGCTCGACATGCGCCTGCTCCCGGACCTCTCGGACGGGATCCTGATCGCCAGCCCGGCGTGCCAGGGGCACTCGCAGAACGCGCAGCCCGCGCGGCGCGGAGCCGGCGGCTCGCACCGGCCGGACGCGCGCCGAGCCACCGAGCGCGCCGTGCTCCAGCGGTCGACCGCCTGGGCCGTCGTCGCCGCCGCCGAGGAGGCGCGGCCCCGCGCCATCCTGGTCGAGAACGTCCCGCCGTTCCTGCGGTGGCGCCTGTTCCCAGCGTGGCGCGGAGCCCTCGAGGCGCTCGGCTACGCGGTCCGCGAGCACGTCCTCCGCGCCGCGGACTTCGGGAGCCCGCAGGACCGCGCGCGGTGCGTGGTCTCGGCGAGCCTCGGCGCGCCGATCGAGCTCGCCCCCGGCGGCGCGGCGCCCGGGGTCCTCGGCGACGTGGTCGACCCGCGCGCCGGCGGGTGGTCGCCGGTCGCCGACAAGCCGGAGCGGATGCGCTCCCGCATGCGGCGCGCCCAGCGCGAGGCCGGCGGGACCTGCGTCTGGAACAACGTCAGCGAGTCGCGCGGCCGGTCGCTCGACGAGCGGTCGCCGACCCTGACGACCAGGAGCGGCTCGCAGCTATACCTCCTGCGCGGGCGGAACTGCCGGCTGCTCGAGCCGCGCGAGCTGGCGCGGATCCAGTCGTTCCCGGACTCGTACGCCATCCCGGAGGCGCGCGCGCTCGCGTCGCACCTGATCGGCAACGCGATCGACGTCCGGCTCGCCCGCGGAGTCTGCGAGCAGGCGGCGGAGGCGCTGGCGTCGTGACCTCAGTCCCGACCAGAGACCGATCCGACGACGAGCACTCCAGCCCGGGCGGGTCGGGAGCCGACAGGTCAGGCATGCGAAACCTGATCGAGATCGTCCGGATGATGGAGAGGGCGGCCGTGGCGCAGAAGCGCCGGCCGCGGGTCGAGCTGGCGACGGAGGACGGCGCGCGCGTCGTCCTGACCCTCGCCGGCGGCATGTCGAAGCGCCCGGGCACGGTGAACGTGACCGACGGCCGCGCGTTCGGCGAGAACACCTGGTACGGGCGGGTCGCCGTCGACGGCGCGGTCGAGCCCGGGCGCGACATGACGCCCGAGGTCCGCGCGCTGCTCGACCGGCTCGCCGATGACCCGGCGCGCGTCGCCGGCCAGCACGGGGTCGCCACCGGGCGCTGCTGCTTCTGCGGCCGGGAGCTGTCGACCCGCGAGTCGCGCACGGTGGGCTACGGACCGGACTGCGCGGGGAAGTACGGACTGCCGTGGGGCGAGACCGGCGCCGCCGACGAGGCGGACCGCGAGGCGCGGGCGCCGGTGGAGCTGAGCGACGCGGAGGTCCTGCGGGCGCTCGTCGGCGAGCTCGCGGAGCGCGACCCGCGCACGGCGGCGCGGCTCGCGCTGATCGCCGGGCGGCTGGAGCGGCTCGAGGCGGAGGCGCGGCTGTGATCGCCGTCGTCGACGTCGACGCGGAGTACGCCGGCGACCGATGGGTCGACGGCTCGTCGGTAACGATCACCTGCTACCGCGTCGCGGACCTGATCCGCCTGCGGCGGTCCGGGGTCGCGGTGGAGCGCGGCCGCAGCGGTGTCGGCGTCCGGGTCGCGTCGGTCTCGCAGTCGCCGGGCGACCCGCGCCACTGGACCGAGGTCGCGGAGGCCGTGCTGCGCCGGCTCGGCGCGGAGGTGCGACGGTGAGCCTGCGCCACTATGCCGGCCGCGGCGTCCGCCTGATCCTGGACTGCGTGCGCGAGCCCGGGGTCGACGAGCGGGTGCGCGTGCGCTCCGCGCCCGACGTCGGGCGCGTGTTCCGCGCGCTCCAGCGCCTCGGCCGCGTCCCGCTCGAGCGCGAGTGCGTCGTGGCGATCTACCTCGACGCGCGTCACCGCACCATCGGCACGCACGTCGTCTCGGTCGGCACCGCATCGGAGTCGTCGGTCCACCCGCGCGAGGTCTTCCGGCCGGCGATCGCCGCCGGCGCCTCGGCGGTGATCGTCGCGCACAACCACCCGACCGGCGACGCCACGCCGAGCCAGCACGACCGCGGGGTCACCGACCGCCTGCTCCAGGCGGGCGAGCTTCTCGGGATCGACGTCCTCGACCACGTGGTGGTCGGCGACGACCACGTCTTCTCAATTGTCCTCGACATGAAGGAGCCCTGCGCACCATGACCGACGCCGACTACATCGAGTTCATCTCCGAGACGCTCTCCGCTCAGCCGGAGGTCGCCGACAAGCTCAACCGGATTGCCGGGCGCCTGCGCGCGCTCGAGCGCGTCGCGCTCATCGCCGAGCGCGCCTGGCGCGCCCGCGAGGACGGAGCCGCTGTCGCCGCGTCGCTCTGCGGCCTCCAGGACGCCGCCGAGGCGGCCCGGGCGCTCGGGATCGGCCGGTCGTGAGGCTCGCCGCGATCGCCGTCCTGCTGCTCCTCGCGTCGTGCTCCCGCGGTCGCCGCGACGGAGACCAAGGGCCCGGCGCCGGCGGCCCGGTGCTGGTCGAGGACCGCCTGCCCGGGCGCGGCCCGAGCGGCCCGCGCCCGGCCCCCGCCGGCGCGCCGGTCCCGGAGCCGTCGACCGCGCTGCTGGTCGCGGCCGGGGTAGCCGCGGTTGTGGTGCGGCGGCGGCGAACCCGGGCTGTGGGCCGTCACGTCGCCCGGTAGTGCTCCCGGAACCCCGGGTGGACCGCGTACCGGCTCGCCGCCGGGACCGTCCCAGGACCGCGGATCCTGATCCGCTCGAGCGGCTGGATCCATCCGGCGTCGGAGAGGGCGGACAGCGCCGGGTTCAGGTCGTCGACGCGGGTCACGCGCCCGTCGGACAGGTGCGACTTGACCTCGGCGCGCGAGAACTCCGCGACGCGGTGCCGCCAGATGTGCGCGAGTACCCGGTCGGCGATGCGCCCCGCCGGGTCATCGCGGATCACGACCAGCGTCCGCGCGAGCGCCCGGCGCACGAACGGCATCCAGCCATCGAGCACCGACCGGACCGTGGTCGTCGAGATCGGGCGCTCGGTCGCGGTCGCCGGATCCTCGAGTACGTGCAGGAGCAGGATGATCCGCAGCGCGGTCGAGCGGACCTTGGCGCCGGCCGGCGTGCCGTATCCGACCGGCGAGCCGAGGTCGGCCTGCGGGTCGACGCGCGCCTCGTCCAGCCACCGCTGGCACCAGTCGACGAACATCCCGGCGCAGTCGCCGGCGAGCAGCAGCTCGACCGGCTCGCGCGGTACCGGTCGCGCGAGCAGCGCGTGGATCGTGTTCGACCAGCGAGCCTCGAGGTGGGCCGGGAGCTCACCCATCGGCAGCGCGCGCTCCGGCAGCGCGTGGTCGAACGTCGCCGCGACGAAGCGCGCGAGGAACCCGCGCGACTCCGCGTAGCGGTCGCGGAACAGGTCGAGCGCGCCGGTCTGCGTGCAGAGCGCCATCGACAGCGCCGGCGAGGCGACGTACCTCTCGACCGGCCCGCCGTGGCGCCGGTCGCCGACCCGGTTCTGCCGGATCGGCTCGCACGAGTACGCCTTCAGCCACGGGTCGAGGTCCTTCTCGGCGTCGGTCTTGCCGCCGAGCGCGTGCTGGAATACCGACCCCTCCGGGTCGACGATCAGGCACCGCTCCTGGTGACGCATCAGGAACTCGACGAGCGCCGGTGTGGTCAGGCTGGACGCGACGATCTTGCGGGACTGCGGCCGGTCGTGCTCGACGTCGGCGAGCCGGCGGCGCGCGTCGACCAGGGCACGGCGGAGACCCTCCCTCGACTCGGCGTCGGCGGTCGCGCGCTTGCGCAGCGCCTGCTGGGCGCTCGCGACCATCGCGCGCTCCGCGTCGACGCGCGCCTCCCACTCGGCCTCGGCGCGGCGCTGCTCACCGTCGACCTCGCGCTCCCAGGCGTGGAACGGCCGGACCAGCGGGCGGAACACCGGCGACTTGCCGGCGCCGCTCTCGAGCGCGCAGATGACCCAGAGCGCCATCGGCTCGACCCAGCCGGTCCCGTCGATCCGGACCGAGAACGAGCGCCCGGCGGCGCCGGCGGCCATCCCGAGCGAGAGCAGCGCGGGGAACGCCGGGTCGACCTGCTGGAGGTCGCCGATCGCCACGACGAGGTCTCTCAGCCAGGCGAGCGAGCCTGGGTACGCCGCGGCGAACTCGAGTCGCGGCGCCGGCTCCGGCCTCCACAGCGGCTCGGGCTCGCGCCACGGGGCGAGCTCCGCGTCGTCGTCGCGCGCGTGACCGTTGCCGTTGCCGTTCACCGGCGCCGGCGCCGTCGTGGTCGGCGGCGCCCATCCGTGCGCGCGCGCGTGCGCCCAGAGCGTGGCGATCCCCTTCGGGTTCCGGTGCCGCGCCGAGAACGACCTCCAGACGCGGCGGCACTCCTCGATCCCGCCGTACGCCGGGTTGCCGCTCGGGGTCGTCAGCCCGTCGCCGCGCGCGCACCACTCGTGCCAGACCTCGAACCCGACGTCTGACCCGCCGAACCGGTCGTGGATCGGCATCGAGACGCGCTCTATCCAGGTCTCGCGTCCCTCGTTCGGCGGTATCACGGCGAGCGCGGCCCTGATCTGCTCTACCTCCGCCGCGTCGACATCGCGCGTCGCGACGACGCGCGCCGGCCCGGGCGGATCGCGCGGCTCGCCGGCGACCGCCTCGAGCAGCCAGGCTGGTGCGGCAGCCAGCCGCTCGAGCCCGGCGCCCCACGAGTAGCGCGCGCCCGACCGGTGGGTCGTCGGCGGCGCCACGAGGTAGCCGCCCTCGCCGCGGACGTCGAGCCCTGGCAGCCCGGCGAGCGCCTGCGCGCACCGCGCGCGGACGTCGTCGTCCTTCCCCCAGTAGTAGTGGAACCCGCCGCCGCCGGTCAGGACGACCGAGCTCTCCGGCCACTCGCGGCCGGCGACGAGCCGGTCGAGCGACGCCGGCCCGTCCGGGAGGTCGACGTCGACGGCGAAGATCGCGCCGCCGGTCGCGATCGCGACGCCGGACCCGGGCGCCTGCCTCCACCACGACCTGACCCGCGCGACGTCGTCGCTCGCGTCGAGCACGCCGCGCGGCACGAGCCGCGAGTGCGGGTGCTTGCCGGCCGACGAGCACCCGGCCCCGGCCGGGCACTGGCACGACCCGTCCGGACGCACGCCCCACAGCGGCAGCACCCGGAGACCTGACTCGGCGTACTCGATGGCGGCGTCGAGGACATCGCTCATGAGGCGGTCGATCCTACCGAGTTGGGATAGGTGCGATCGCCGGCCATCTGCGGATCACCGGAGGTCCCGGAAAAAGGTCGTCCGCCGGCCGCGCCGCCGTGGCCCAACCAGTGGGGTCAGAACGGTGCCCCGTCGGTCGAGTGCCGGTCGCAGCCCTCGTCGACCGCGTCATCGCCTGGGATGTCCTGCCGCCACTCCAGGCAGTGTCCGCCGCGCTCGAGGTCGCACGTCGCGCAGGACCGGTCGACGCGCGAGAACCGGTCGAGCGCGTCGAGCGCGACGCGGCGCGCGACGGCGACCACGTCCGCTGGCTCGCGCGAGTCGTCGAGCGCGATGCCGACCGCTCGGCGCAGCGCGGTGAGCTGGCCGCGCGTGACGCGCGGCGAGCCGTCGCGGCGCCGGTCCAGGAATCCCTTCCAGGAGGTCACCGGCGCGTCCTCCGCCGCCACGCCTGGCGGCTCTCGCCAGGAAGCCGAGGTCCTGGATCGCCGCCACTCGCCGCCGCGCCCGGCGTCCAGTCGCAGTCGAGGCATTCCCAGCGACCGCGCTGATTGTCGTATGTTCCAGGGTGGACGTATCGGTCCTCGCCGGTCTTCGGATCGGCGGTCGGCCTGCCATGATAGATGTCGCAGCCGGTCCACGCCCCGCACCTGTGACATATGCCGAACGCTGTCATTGCGGAGGCTCCTGGTTCAGAAGTGCGTCGATCGCGGCGACCATCGCCTGGTCGCTCGATGCGGACCTCATTGCTGACAGATCCTCGCGCGAGCTGCTGCCGACCAGGCCAGACAGTACCTTTGTGAGCTCTGCCACGCGCCCTCGCAGCCGGACGATCTCGGAGACGAAGCGCATCCGCTCGTGGGTCAGCTCGGTCGCGAGCGCCGGGTTGTTCTCGTGCAGGAACTCGATTAGCGTCATCACGGTTGCTCCATCGCCTGGTCCGCGGCCCAGCGCAGACGCGCCATCGCGGTCTGCCTGGCCGGGATGTTGCAGCCCGGTCGCTCGAGGTAGCGGCGGACCTCGCCGACGAGGGCGAGGAGCCTGGCGTGCGACGCGTCGCGGTTGTGCTCGAGGTACTCCGCGGCGAGCGCGCTGATCCGCGCCACGCAGGACGCCGCCTGCTCCGCGGTGTGTGACGACCCGGGGCCGTCGAGGATGCAGCGGCCGACGACGACCGTCTCGGCGGCGCCGCGGCGCACGCGCTCCATGTCGCACAGGCACTCGCCGTTCGGTCCGATGCCGCACAGGCACTTCCGGCAGACGTCGCCGATGCGGGTGAGGTCGTTGGCTGGGTCGTTTTTCATCACGTCGATCTTCCGTGCAGGTTCTCTCTCGTCTTGAGGCTCCATACCGGAAGTTCGAGCGACTCTCCATCGTCGATCATGCCTATCACCCACCACTGACCGCCTGGCACGTCGTAGTCGACCATCAAGTACCAATGCTCAGGATCTTCCAATGACGTGGTCTTGCAGAATACGGCTCCTGGGCGGTTCCATCTCCTGACAAAGCCAACGGTGAGGAGCTGCTCGACGGTCTCGAACTCGGCGATTGCGCGGAATGCAATGCGCTGATCGGCGAAGCTCGGTACGTGCTGGGTGATCTTGTTCACGGTCGATCCATATCGGCGTCGGTGTCGTGCGCGTTTTTCTCTATCTCAAGCGCCTCGATCGGAACAGTCATCCCCTCACCCACGACAGCCGCTTCTTCGCGCGAGTCGCCGCGGTGTAGCACCACCGCGCGCGGTCCTCCATCCGGTCGTGGGTCTCGTCATAGACCGCGACGTGGTCCCACTCGCTGCCCTGCGCCTTGTGGCACGTCAGCGCGTACCCGAAGTCGAGCAGGAGCGTCCCCTGCGCCGGCTGGCCCGGGCGGTCGGCGCGGAACCCGGCGAGGTCCGCCACGGTCTCGAACCCGTCACCGTCGTCCCCGTCGCGGCGGACCCTGCCGATCACGCTGGACCTGCCGACGTGCTCGACGAGCAGCTCGAGCAGCTCGCCGTTGAACACGCCGACGCGGTAGTCGTTCCGCAGGCAGACGACGCGCACCCAGCGGTCGCCGAGCGCCCGGAGCGCGCCGACCGCGTCGTCTGCGTCGAACTCGAGCGAGCGCGGCAGGATCCCGCGCGCCACCATCAGGGCGTGGTTCAGCCAGTGCCGCGTCCGGTTCCTCCAGCAGATGACGACGTCGGCCTCGGCGACCTCGCGCGGCGTGCCGCGGCCCGGGCGCGACCTGACGACCTCGACCGCGCCGCGCGCCGGCGGCAGGTGCGCGCCCTCGCGGAGCCCGTGCGCGAAGTCGAGGAGCCCCTCGTCGTCCTGCCGGTGGATGACCGACAGCGCGTAGTCCGGCGAGCGCATGATCCCGGGGTCGCCGCCGACCGGAGGGAGCTGCCCGTGGTCGCCGACGAATAAAAACCGGTATCCGCCGGCGAGCAGGTCCCTGTAGATCGCCTCGTTGACCATCGACGCCTCGTCGACGACGACGAGCATCTTCTGATCGGCGGAGCCCATGCCGGTCCAGGTGAACTCCGGGTCGCCGTCCTCGTCGTGCCCGGCGAACCGGTACGCGAGCCGGTGGATCGTCTCGGCGTGGAGCCCCTTCTGCCGGAGCCGGAGCGCCGCCTTGCCAGTCGGCGCGCCGACGAGGATCCTGACTCCGTCGGCGACGAACCCGCCGACGATCGTCGCCGTCAGCGTGGTCTTGCCGGTGCCCGCGTATCCGGCGAGAGAGAACCGCTGGCCGGCCTCCCCGGGACCGGCCGCGGCGAACCAGCCGCGAACGAGGTCGACGGCCTCCCGCTGGTCCTGACTGAGCTGGTGGTCGTTCATGCCTGAGAGTACCTCCGGAACAGCGGTCTGGCGACGCGGTCGAAGTCCCCGTCCGGGACGACCTCGATGGCGTCCGGTCTCGAGACCTCGCCGCGCCGCTCGAGCATCTCCTCGACGGTCCTCGGGGTCGGCGCGCGACCGCGCATCGCGGACCACCAGCGCGCCGCCTTCCGGCCGGCGAACCCCTCGTGCTCCGGGCAGACCCACTCCGAGATCGTCCGCATCCCGCAGAGGTAGTCGACGCGGACGGAGTCGCGACCGCCGACCTTGTAGTTGTGGTGGCGGCTCATCGCGAGGTCCCTGACCTCGAGAACGCGCGGCTGGTCCGCGTCCGGGTCGTACGGCAGCGCGTCGGACGAGCTCGCCCCGTGGGGCGCGCCGACCCAGGCGTAGCCGCACGCGGAGCACTCGCGCTCGCGTACCGGGACCTGGGCCCCGCACAGCGGGCACGCGCGCGTGAACTCGTGGCCGCACGCCGGGCACTCGGCGGCGCCGAGGTCGGTGAGCGTCGAGCACATCGGGCAGGCGCGCGCGAGCGGCCCGTCGGACCCGCCACCGGCGGAGCGCGGGCGGACCCGGTTGACCGGCCCGTGGCGCCTGACGTTGTCGCCGAAGTCGAGGACGAGGCAGTCGCGCTTGCCTGGGAAGGTCCTCATCCCGCGGCCCATGACCTGGACGTAGAGCGCCGCCGACTGAGTCGGCCGCATCATCGCGATCAGGTCGGCGCGCGGCGCGTTGAAGCCGGTCGTCAGCACGCCGACGTTGACGATGCACGGCAGCTCGCCGTCGCGGAACCGGCGCACCCGGTCGTCGCGCTCGGCGCGCGTCGTCGACCCGAACACGCACTCGGCGCGGACGCCGCGCAGCTCGAGCTGCTCGCGGATCAGCTCGGCGTGGTTGACGGTCGTCCCGAACACGATCCACGCCCGCCGGCCGGCGGCGCGGCCGACGGCGACCGTCTCCTCGACCGCGGCCTCGACGACGCCCTCCGCGGTCGCCGCGCGCTCGAGGTCGGCCACCTTGAAGTCGCCGCCCTCGGAGCGGCAGCCGGAGACGTCGATCGTCACGCCCGGCAGCCGCGAGACCAGCGGCACGAGGTAGCCGTCGCGCACGAGCTGCTCGAGCCTCACCTCGTACGCGACCGCGTCGAACAGGCACCCGTCGCCCTTGTGCAGCCAGCCTCCGTCGAGGCGGAACGGCGTCGCCGTGTAGCCGACGACCCGCGCGCGCGGGTTGATCTCGCGCAGCGCGGCGAAGTACGTCAGGTACCGCCCCTGCCCGCGCTTCGGGATCAGGTGGGCCTCGTCGACGAGCACGAGGTCGAACGACCCGAGGTCGGCCGCTCGCTGGTAGACCGACTGGATGCCGGCGAACAGCACGCGCGCTCGCGCGTCGCGGCGCCCGAGCCCGGCGCTGTAGATCCCGGCCGGGTGGACCGCCCCGCCCCAGTGCCCGACAAACTCGTCGTGGTTCTGCTGGATCAGCTCGCGGACGTGGGTCAGCACGAGGAACCGGCAGTCGGGCCACCGCTCGAGCGAGTAGCGCACGAACTCGGCGATGATCAGCGACTTGCCGGCGCCGGTCGGCACGACGAGCATGGGGTTCCCATCGCGGTGCTGCTCGAACCACGTGAAGTGTGCGGCGACCGCGTCCTCCTGGTACGGGCGGAGCGTCTTGCGCGTCACTCGAGCACCCCGTCGGATCTCAGGCCCTCGATGATCCGCACGAGGGCCCGGCGGGCGAGCTCGGCGGCGATCAGCCTCGAGAGCTCTCCGAGGGCCACCCTGATCTTCTCTCGCGCAGCGTCGATGTCCTCAGCCTGGTCGATCTCGCGTCGCAGGCGCTCCGCCAGCTCAGCCACGATCGTCACGACCTCGGCCGGGTCCACGCCTTCTACTCCGTCCGGAATGCGCATCGCTCGATGTCCTCGTCGGTTGCCGGAGAGGTCATCTCCAGCCGTCTCTTGGGCCACGCCGGGAAGTGCTCGGCGAGCGCCGCCTCGAACTCGTCGCCGTCCGTCGGCGACTTGCCGACGGTCAGCCTGGCGACGACGCCGCACAGGTGCCCCCACGCCTGGTCGCGCGTGACCTGACTGATCTCCTGGACCGCGCCGAGCGCGTCGTTGAACGCGACGGCCTGGTCCCGGTCGAACTCGATCAGGATCGTCTTGGCGCGCGCGCCGTCGGAGACGGCGACGACCACGGCGCAGACCCATCCGTCGGGGCAGCCGCACCGCGGGAGCGCGGCGATTTCCTGCTGACTGAGGCGCGGAAACGCGCGCGCGAGCCGGTGGACCCAGAACGGCGCGTCGGGGCGCGCGGCGCGCCCGGCGAGGAACCCGATCGCCATGCCGAGCACCGCGCGGTCGGCCTCGGCGCGACCGCGCCCCGTCTCGATCGCGACAGCGACGACCGCGCGGTCGTACGCGTCGCGCTGCTCGGCGGAGAAGCGGACGAGCCGGACCTGGTACTCGGATGCAGCTCCGGCGAATACGCCGCGCACCCGCGGGACCATAGTCATCGGGATGACCAGAGCCGTGCGCTCCCTCTTGTCCGCCAGGTGGCCGGCGCCGGAGAACCTGCTCGGGTCGATCACGGGTGCTGCCCCCTCAGTCTGAGACCGGAGTCGACGGCGATCCCGCCGCCCGGCACGCGGTAGGTTACGTGCCGTCGACCGAGATCGTCGCACCCGTCTACCGCGACGAGCGGCTCGAGCATCGCCGGGACGAACAGGTGCTCGGCGCACCCGGCCTTCTGGTCGTCGACCGACAGCGCCCGAGCGTGCGCCTCGCACCACCACGACCCGTCGTCGCGCGGCGTGGACGAGGCGCACGTCCGGCAGTTGCGCTCGAGCACCGACACCTGGCCGAGGTGGCAGTGCGGCCGGTGCTGGCACAGGCGGCACTCGTGCCACGACGGGTCGTCGCTGACGCGCGAGAGCGGCTCCGGAGAGAAGATCGCCGACCGCGCCGAGTGCTCGATCGCCGCGAACGCCTCGCGGTCGCGGCGGACCCGCTCGACGTGCCACCGGTCGTCGTCCTTGCAGACCCCGACGTAGACCGCGCGGTCGAGCTCGAGCCCGCCCATGTAGACCTGCATCTGCGCGTGGTGGTCCGGGTTCGCCGCGGCGACTCCGCGGCGCGCGAGGTCCTCCCACCGCTTCTTGTTCAGCGTCTTGACCTCGAGCAGGTGCCAGGTCCTCGGAGCCTCCGGGATTCCCAGCACGACCGCGTCTGCGGAGCCGCCGAAGTGCCCGCCGAGCATCGAGCAGCGCCACTGCTCGCCGGTCTCCGGGTCGCGGTCCTCGACCCGGACGCCGATCCGCCGCAGGTCGTCGACGACCCACTGCTCCTCGCGGTGGCCGCGCTCGAGCAGGCGGAGCATGCGCCCCTCCCAGAGCCGCGCGCTCGCCCACCGGAAGTCGTACCAGAGCCGACGGCCGCACCTGCTCTTGCCGACGACCGACGCGCCGAGGTGCTGGCGGCGCCAGTCGGCGGCCTCGCGCTCGTACCGCGCCATGACCGCGGAGGCAGTCCGCGACGACGAGACCTTGATCACGACCATCCGATCATCCGTGAGAAACCGCCCGCCCGCCGGCGCTCGAGACGTCCCGGTTAGAACCGCCCGGCTCACCGTGAGCCGGGCTTGAGCCGGCGGGCGGGCAAGAAGGCTAACCCGCGCTGCGTCCGCGGTGCTCGATGCGGCAGACGCCGTCGCAGCCATTGGCCGGGCACGGGACGCCGTCTGCCGGGAGGTCCTGTCCCTCGGAGAGGAACACGGCGTGTCCCATCCACCGCCCGTCGTAGAAGCTGGACCCGCTCGGGACGCGCGAGCACCGCACGCGGAGCTGCGGCGGCCTCATCCACTCCGGAGTGGTAGCGCGACTGCGGCTCACTTCCGCCACGACGGGCCCCCGCTCGCTGGTGGTGGCGGCGGCGGCGCCGCCTTGGCCTGGGCCTGACGCGCCGGCGGCGGCGCCTGCCCGGCGACCGAGAACCTGGCGCCGATCGCGTCGTAGCCGGTGATCTCGTTGCTCGCCTCGTACTGACCGTCCGCCTGGCGGACCCTGACCTTGATCGCGAGCGGCTTCCGGAGGAGGACGTCGGTGTCGAAGTCGTCCGCCCCCTGGAGCACGCCGACGGCGCGGCAGATGGACGACAGCTCTCGCGCCGCGATCTCGCACGTCTGAGGGTTGCTGTGCCATAGGTTCAGCCTCGCGAACAGCTTCCGGCCCTTGTGCTCCGGGTGGACGTTCTCCAGCAGCTCGGCCTCGCCGTAGAGGAGGTCGTGCTGTCCGTCTCGCGTCCGGCGCGACTCGAGGTTGACGAACTGACACGCGTACCAGCCTCCCGGGAGCGGGTCGAACGACTCGCGCGGCTCGTGCTGGTTGGGGTCATACTTCCCGATCCTGACCATGCTCACTGCTCCTTGGCCGTCTCCGCGGCCTTCTGTGGTTGCTGAGGGACGACGATTGCGTCCTGGAATGCCTGCCAGACGAGCGGCAGCCGCGGCGGCAGCTCGTACCGGTTCTTCGCGCGGAACGACGGGCGCGCCTCGGTGTAGAGCACGCGCTCGCCCTGGCCGACCGCGCGGCGTCGCTCGCGGTTGAACGCCTCCTTGTCCCTGACGACGTGCTGCTCGTAGGACGCGAACAGCACGCAGTCGCTCCAGTGGTCCACGTGGGCGGCGAGCCGCTTCTGGAGCCGGAGGTCGTGGCGATCGTACGACTCGACCGCCGGGTCCTCGATGCGGACGATCTCAGAGTGCGACACGAGGATGATCGCCATCCCGCGGTCGTTCCGCAGCGCGTCCAGCCAGCCGAACATCGTGCGCGCCTCGTCGACCGCGAACGCGTAGCCCTTGCCGAACCCGAACCCCTCGATGTCTCCCTGCCCCCGCGAGTGCGCGGTGTGCTCCCAGAGCATTGGCTCGGCGAAGTCGAGCGAGTCGATCACGACCGTCTCGTAGGAGTGCTCCTGCGAGTGAAGGGCGGCGAGGCACTCGATCAGCTCGGTCCAGGTCCGGAGCACCGGGTCACCATCGCGCGGTTCGAATCGCGGGACGTCGAGGAGGCCCTGGCCCTCCTCGGTGAACAGGAAGATTGGAGACGGGGCGCCGGCGGCCCACGTCGTCTTGCCGACGCCGCCCGGCCCGTAGATCACGACCTTCGGCGGCTTGACGCGCGCCCCGGTCCGGATGCTCGACAGATCAATCGCCACGGTTGTCCTCCTCGCTCGGGTCCGCGATACCAGCCTCGCCGGCAGTCGCCAGCGCGATCAGCTCGACCGACACCTTGCCGGGCTTCCGCGTGATCGCGTCCGAGATCAGCGCCCAGCCGTCCCGGTCGGACTCCTGGAACTTGCGCGCCTCGGCGAGGCTCAGGTCGTAGCTGACGCGGAACAGATCGCGCGCCGGGTGCCTCCGCGGCAGCTTGCGCCGGATCCGCTCCCACGCCTCGGCGTCGACGCTGGTCGACACGTTCCGCTTGAGCCGGATCTTCGCGACGCCGCGGTCCCCGATTACGTCGAACGTCTGCTGCCCCTCGGGTCGCCGGAACTCGAGCGCGTCGACGATCTGCTGCTCGATCTGCTCCCTGCGGGCCTTCGCCGCGCCCTCGACGGCGCGCGCGTGGTGGAGCTGCTCCGCGAGCTCCAGGACGGTGTTGCTCATTCGATGGTTCTCGCGCTTGCGTGCGGTTCTTCCGCTCGCTGGACGTCGGAATCCTAACTCGAACATTTCCCAAGTGGGCAGAAAAAAACCCGCGCCCCCCATGAGGGGAAGGGGGCGCGGGCTAACCACCAAGAGGGAAGGGGGAACCTACCGTGCGGAGTCGGGGTCGGCGTCGTCGTTTGCCGGGCGCTGTGGGAAGACGACCAGGAGCGCGCGGACCTGGACCCGGTGCCACTCGGCGCAGCCGGCCGCGGTCCTGCCGCCACACGGCGTGCGGACCCGGTGCAGGAGTCCGTCGGCGTCGGTCCACTCGGTCTCGAGCGTGCTCGGGTTCGGACCGACGCCCTCGACGAGCCAGAATGCGGGGAATCCGTACTCGTTGAGCTCCGACAGCTCGACGCGGAGGTCGCCGAACTCGGCGATTGTCGTGCTGTCGTCGACGTGGTACAGCACCACGACGTCGGGCGACACGAGCGCGTGGCGCACCTCGGGCAGTCGGTAGTCGGCGGCCAGCGCGGCAGCCGCGGTGGCGAGCGCGAGCGTCGCCGACCTCAGGATGGAGAACATGGGTCTTTCCTCAGTCCGCCCGACGGTAGGTGCCGCGCGCGACCGGGCGGAGTGGGCGCGGGCGACGCCGAATCATACCCGCCACTTTCCCAAGTGGGAGCCTACCGCACCGGAGAGTTGGCGCGCGCCTGGTTGACCACCGAGCGCAGGATCTCTGTCGACCGGAAGAACGTCGCCCGATCCGCCTCCGAGATCGTTGCCGGGTCGAGCGAGCCGGCGAGCATCGCGTCGTGGCGGTCGGCGACGACATCGACGAGCGGCCCGAGCTGCCCGACGTCGACCGCGGTCGGCGGGCAGTTGCACCCGGCGACGGCGAGGAGCATGACGGCGACGATCTTCTTCACTTCCCGGACCTCACCTGGGCGAACGACTTGCCGGCGTCCGCGACGCCCTGCGCGCCGAGGTACACCATGAGGAGCTGGATCATGGAGTCGAGCTTCTGAGCGTCGACCTCGAGGCCGAGCGACGACGCCGCGGTGATCGCGACGCCGAGCAGGACGGCGACGAACTTCTTGCTCGAGAGCAGCTCGCGGGCGACGCCAGCGCCGCGGTCCTCCACGAGGTAGCGGTATCCAGGTGGAGCCTGAGGGGCAGGCGCCTCGGTCACGGCCCGGTCCTCGGCTGGAGCGAGATCCCGGACACGCTGCCGAGCGCCGCGATCCCGACGCGGACCAGGACGCCGACCAGGCGGTCGACCACGGCCCACTGCGCGCCGACGAGCCTCAGGCGGTTCAGCTCGGCGAGCGCGCGGAGCTGGGCCAGGACCTCCGCGCCAAGCTCCGGGCGTCCGAGCTGGATCGCGCGCGTCGCGTCGAGCGCGACCTGCTGCGCGAACGTGACGACGTCGTCAGCCGCGCCGTCGACGACGCCGGCGATCTCGGCCGAGACGATCGCCGACAGCTCTGCGCCGAGGGCCTTCCAGTCGACTGACGGCAGTGGTTCCGGCATCGGTCGCCGCCGGTGCTCACCACAGGATCAGCAGCAGCAGCGGGACCCAGAATAGCACCGCGCAGGCGACGGCCGCAACCAGGATGACCACGACGACCGACCCGTCCGCTGCCGGCCTACGATGATCCACGGCCTGCCCACGCCCACGACCCAAGCGTGACCGCCGCCCCGCCGGCGATCTCGCGGCGGAACGCGCGCGCCGCGGCCCGCACGACGTCCGCGATCGGGGCGTCCGCCGTGATCGGCGACGACCCGGCGCGACTCGGCTCCGGCGAGCCCGAGCGCCGGACCCAGTACTCAACGACGCCGGCCTCGCCGGCCCTCAGCTCGATCTCCGCGATGTCCATGGAGGCAGTCATCGGCAGGACGGCGGCCGGGACTGTAGTGTCAGCCCGCGGATTGTTCGGGTCGCCCGAGGACCGCCGCCGCGGTCAGCGGCTCGTCCCCATCCGCCACGACCCACCGGTCGTCGTCGTGGTCCCGCCACGGGAAACCCACGGCCTCGCTGATCGCGACGAGCTGAGGCTTGCCGTAGTACGCCGGCTCCGGCCCGGACTCGGCTGACTGGAGTGCCCGCGCGTAGTTGTCTCCCAGCAGCCACAGGAGCCCGCGGAAGTGGCACATCGCCAGGCGGATCGCGTGGCCCCGTCGCATGCACGCGCGGGACCAGGCGTGGCCCAGGTGGGCGCGGACGAGCTCGAGCGCGCGCTCGGTCGTCCTGATCCGCGACTCCTCCCACTCCACTGGCTCGCGCGACCCGGGGTGAAGGAACTGCGTCGCGTCCTGCCACGGCAGCGAGTCGAGCAGCCGCGACCGCTCGATGCCGCTGATGTCGCGCGCGGCAACCTCCGCGATCCTCGCGACGATCTCCCCGGGCTTCCTCGGCAGGTCGCTCACGGCTTGTCCTCCGGTGGCGACCCGTAGAAGACCGGCACGTCGCTGAGTCTCGACCGGAGCAGGTCGCCGATCGCGACCTGGGCACGGTGGTATGCCGCTTCGACCTCATCGGCGAGCGGCTGGAACCGGAACAGACCCTCCTCGAGGATGATCTCGATCCCGACCTCAATCGTCACCGTGCTCGCCTCGGCGAGTCCGGGCGTCAGGTAGATCGGCAGCGTGACGTGGAACGACTCCGGGATCTGGTCCGCCTGCTGGATCTCGAGCTCGACGCTGCGCCCGAGGGTCTCGCGACCGTGCCTCACGTCGCTCTTTCCGTCGGACCGCCGCGCGAAGTCGACGCGGCGGATCGCGGCGATGACGTGGTCGGCCGAGCCGGAGAGCCGGAACCTGAGCAGGCTGATCGCCTGCTTCGGCGTGAGAGGCTTCTCGCCGATCGAGTGGACCGCCGTGATCCGGTCCGTCTCGACGAGCGGCATCACCACGCGCTGGCTGCGGTCGTTTCGGTCGAGCAGCACCACGACGCCGTCGCCGGTGCCGTGGTAGACCTCAGGGCGAGGCGCGAACTCTCCGTCGAGCACTGCCGCGACGAGGTCCTCGAGCCCGAGAAGCTCCGTGCCAGTCCGCCTGGCCGGAGGATACGCGTGGAACACGGCAGGAGATTCTCCGTCGCGCACGGCGACCACGCGGAGCTGGGGGATGTCCTGGAGCACCAGCTCGGACTGGCGGCGCGCCATCACCGCGACGGTCCTGATCGCCTCACTGAGCACGGCTCACCCCCGCGTCGTCCTCGTCACCACGGGTCGACCGCGGCCCGACCTCGTCGAGCGTCATCTGCGCGACGTCGTCCGGAGACAGGTCGTTGAACAGCATCCGGCCGCGCGCGACCTGCATCTGGTACGGTCGCGACGTGCGGCGCGGCAGCTTGTGGTCGATCTCGAATTGCACGTCGATCAGCTCCGCGTCCTCGCCGTCGGACGGCGTCAGCGTCGCGACCAGGATCACCTTGCGCGCCTTCTTGAGCGCCGGGCGGTCGACGCAGTCCTCGCGCGCGAGCCTCATCTCGCGGTCCCACGCGGATCGGATCCGCCCCATGTCCATCTTGGCGACGGACGCAAGCTCGAACTTCTCGATTGCCACCTGATCTCCTTTCGGTTGGTCAGGACTCTACACGAACGAAACCCAACAAAAAACGAGGCGCGCGCCTGAGCGCACGCCTCGTCGGGCTGGTCCCGGCACGCGGTAGGTTACGTGCCGTCGACCGAGATAGTCAGGGGCCGTCATCCTACCGCCCTGGCGCCCCAGAACGCAACGAGCCGGTCGGGTGACACCGCGCCGCGCTCCATCTGGGTGACCCACCACTCGGACACGCCGGCCTGCCGCGCGAGCTCGCCGACGGTCATCCCGGACCTGGTCCGGAGCACGAGGCACCGCTCGTTCGGCGCGACCCTCCCGATCGCCGGCGGCCTGACCAGGCGCGCGCCTTTGGACCGCTCGAGGATTCGGTACCGGTAGCGGCTGACCCCGAGGCGCAGCGCGGCCTCTGCCATCGACTCCGCGCGCCGGCGGCGGTCGATCAGGAGGCGCTCGCCGGATGTCAGGTCGGAGACCCTCACTCGTCCTTTGGGCGCGCCTTGAGAAGCGCGTCGACGGCCTCGAGGTGGCGCGCGACGAATGCGTCCTTGTCCTCGCCGGCGTTCCGCTGCGTGGTCACTGAGTATGGGATGCCGCCGCTTAGCCACGGCCCAGCCGTCATCGACTGCACGTTGAGGTCACTCCTCCTGACCGCCTCCGAGACGAGCTCGTGGGTCTGGCCGGCGATCCTGGCAACCCAGAGCATGATCCCGACGATCGCGAGGATCGCGAGCAGCGAGATCGCCAACAGAGCACGTCGCATGCTGGGTATACACGAGTCGACCCCGCATCCTTACCTCACTTTGATCGGACGGCCTCCCACAGCTTCCGCGTCTCCTCCCACAGCCGGACCTGAGCCGCCTCGAGCTGGTCGATGCGGCGCGTCTGGGAAGCGTAAGTCCCGTTGATGTGCGCGACGGCCTCGGCGACCACGCCAAGCTTTTCCCCGATCGTCTTGCTCTCGACCCGGAGGGCGACGAGCGACACGTCCGCGTTCCGCGCGAACGACAGCGCCTCGCGCGCGATCTGCTGGGTGGCGTTGAACTGACCGACGATCGAGGTCGTGCCGATCACGATGGACCCGACGATTGCCGCCGTGGCGCCCAGGATCGAGATCACCAGGCCGACAGATAGGTAAGGTCCGCCCTTTCCGGACTTGATCGTCTTGCCCGTCACGTCTGCTTCCACAATCAAACCTCACTAGCTGTCCAGAAGGGCACCGTAAGCCACCGCGGTCGCGGATGGGTTGAGCAGCTCGATGAAGTTGGGCGACGGCGCGTCGGCCGCGGTGTGGCGCAGCTCGATGACGTCGGTCGCCACGACGCCGGCAATGTTGCCGGTTGTCAGGCCGGTGCCGATGACCGTCGTCCACGCGCCGGCGTTCAGGCGGTACTCGACGACCGACGACGAGAACGCCCCGCCGATGTTCACCACGTAGGTCCCGTTCGCCAGCGCCGCGTACGCCGCAGTCGCGACGTTCGGCGCGCGCGCGCCGAGGTAGAACTGGGCGCTGCGCGCGCTCGTCGGCGTCGAGTCGTCGTAGGTCCCGCCCCAGCTCTCGAGGTCGACCTCGCCGCGGTAGTCGTGCCGCGAGTCGGCGCGGACGCGGATCGGGGTCCCCGCCGCCGCCACGGCGACGAGCTCGACCTGAGTGACGATCGCCGGGATCGCGACGCCGGAGAACCACCCAGAGTCGTGGGCGAGCGTGTTCGCCCCGGTCGGGTCGACGTAGACGCGGACGCGGTGCTCGGTGCTCGCGTCGACCGCCTGGTCGGCGAGCATCTCGGCGACCTCGTCCGTCGTGTCGAACCGGCGCCGGCGTACGTCGACGTCGAACCCGACGCCGTTCAGGCCGGACCCGTCTCCCTCGAGCGCCGGCGTCCCGAACGGTGTGGCCGATCCGTTGTAGAGGATCGCGCTCGGCGGATACGGCCGCAGCGCGCGCTTCGCCATCGTGAGCGAGATCGTGGTGACCGCGCCGGCGAATACCTCCGAGTAGCTCCTCGGGCGGAGCTGGACATCCACGTTGTTCGTGTTCGGGAAGATCGTGTCCGTCACGTTCGCGCCGACGAACAGCAGCCAGACCGACGCGCCGGCCGCGTGCGGCGCCTGGCCGGTGCCGCAGGCTCCGCGGTAGACGTTCTCGAGCAGGACGTCCGCGCCGCTCGTGCTCGCCGACCGCACGAGCATGAACTCGTCGTCGACGACGACGAGCTGGACGAGGTCAGCGCCGAGGTCGGCGAGCGTCGTCGAGTCGTCGAACACGGACTCGAGCGCCGCCTGCCCGTCCGGCGTCGCCTCAATCGAGATTGACGTCGTCGGGATCGCTGTCCCAGCCGCGAGCGCGGACGACAGCTCGCCGATCCGCGCGAAGCTGGCGATGCTCCCGGCGACCGCGAACGAGCCGCTCGGCGCGCCGCTCGAGTTGCGCTGGTTGATCTGGACCGCGACCTCGGCGCCCTGCCGGCGGACCGCCGCGAGGACCTTGGACACCTCTGGGTCGCCGGAGTAGCCGGGCGTCCGCACCACGAGGGCGCGCGGCGCCTCGACCGCGAGCTGCTCGTCGCTCGGGTAGGCGACGAGCGTGATCGTCGACTGCTCCCAGTTGCTCGCCGGAGGCGATCCGAAGACCGCCGGCGAGTAGGCGAACACGTCCTCGACGACGTCGACCTCGATGGTGTTGTCGGCGAGCTCTCCGTAGTTGATGCGGCGGACGCGGACCGGTAGCTGGTCGAACCCCTGGCGCTCGTCGGTCCACGCCATCACGGTCCCGACCTGCGAGTCCCAGGCGTCGCGGTTGATCCTGAGCGTCGCGCGCACGAGCGGTCGCGAGAGGGCGCGGGCGTCGCGCGACGCGATGTTCGCCGCGAGCGCGCCGGTGCGGATCCCTGGATAGTCGATGATCGACGGCGATCCGCGCGGCGTCGTGATCACGCCTCCGCCGAGGATGATCGCGGCGCTCGTGTTCTGCGACGGGGCGAGCGCCTCCTTGTAGTTGTCCGCGCGCTCGTGGTACCGGACCTGGACCTGGACCGTGGTCTCCGACCAGTCGTTCCGCGTGAGGCTCCGGATCTCGCGGATCGAGTCCTCGTCGAGCTGCGGAACCGTGTTGATGTCCCAGCCCCAGTTGGCGTCGGCGGCGCCGCGGACAAGGTATATCTTCCACTTGCCGGTCAGGTGGTCGAGGTAGACGTGCCCGTCGATCTGGCGCGCGACCTCCGCGATCAGCGCCTTAGCGCTCATCTGACGGTCGACGACCATCGAGAACCCGTTTCCCTCGGCGATCAGCGTCGCGCTCGCCTTGGCGAACGAGCTGCCGACGCCGACGTCGACCGTGCTCGCGGCGCGACCGAAGCCCCACTCGGTGTTGGTGATCAGCTCGTAGATCACGTTCGCCGGGTTGCACTCGTCGCCGATCTTGTGCTGGCCGGCGCTCTGACCGGAGAAGATCGCTGGGTAGCGCGAGACTTCGAACGACCACGGCTGGATCGACGTCGAGTTGCCGAGGTAAGCGCCGCGGTCGCTCGCGCTCGGCGCGGCGCTCGTCATCTCGCGAGCGACGATGTGGCACGTCCCGGTATAGCGAGGCGCGGTCGGCGTCGCCGCCGCGGTGATCCGCTGGCGGTCTGCCGTGTCGAGGTACGCGTTGACACCCTGAGTCGTGGTCCCAGGGTAGAAGTCGCACGTCGCCTGGACGCCGCCACTCCCGTACTGGTCGCCGCCGAGCAGCTCCGGCGCGTCGACGTCGAACCTGGTCTCGGTGGAGACCGTCCCGGAGAAGACCTCCGTCTCGCCGACCCTGACCCGGTGCAGCGTCACTCCGTCGCCGCCGCGGCAGATGGCGAACTGGAGCCCGAGCCGGTAGCGAAACCCGCGGATGAACGACTCCTTGCTCCAGAGTCCGGTCCTGACCTCCTCGAGGATTGCCTCGGTCTCGAGATCGTCGTTCCAGACCACGTTCGGCCCCCTGATCTCGTTGAGGCCGAAGATCACCGGGATCACGCGCCCCGCGGTCGCGGTCGGGATCGAGAAGTCGCCGATGCCGCTCGGCCGCGCGTCCTCGATGTTCGGCTTCGGCCTGAGAACCTCGCTCAGGACGATCGAGACGACGAGCGCGGAGATCAGGAACCAGACCACTACAGGAGCCCAGTCTGGAAGACGTTCTTGTTCGGCCCCCAGGCGAACCCGGAGAACTCGATCACGTTGTCGAAGGTCAGCGCGCAGTCTCCCTCGAGCAGCCGGTCGCATCCCGCGTAGACCTGGAGGTTGAGCCCGACGACGTCGCCGACGAACGGTACGTCGAGGTAGAGCAGGTCGCCGCTCTGGTTGATCACCTGGCGGAACTGGAGCCCGGTCACGACGCGTATGAAGCCGCCGACGAAGTCGTGCGGCGCGGCGCCGGCCCCGTTGACCGTGACCGTCGCTCCGCTCGCCGACAGGGCGACTCCGGTGTGGTTGTGAGCTGCCGGGTCGACCTTGCAGAACTGGTCATAGAGGAAGTTGTTGCACGACGACGTGTAGGTGAACCGCGGGAGGTTGTGCTCGAGGTCGCTCTCGACCGAGCGGGCCACGAGGTTGGCGATCACGCCGTCGCGCGAGAACGAGACCTGGCTGAGCTTTCCGTCGAACAGCAGCACGACGAGCGGCGTCGGGGTCTCGTCGCGCTGGATCCGGAACGCGCGGACGTCGCACCCCTCGACCGGCGCGATGCTCGAGTATGCGACCGCGACCTCGTTGTCTGACGGGACCGTGATCGAGAGCTCGCGGTTGCGCTGGTCGGTGCTCCGCTCGATCCGACCTCGGCTCATCCCCGGCTGCGGCACGAACGTCTCGGGAGGGGCGCCGACTGTGATCTCGTCCTCGGCGGTCGTGTAGCGGTAGATCGCCGAGCCGATCGTGAACTCGTAGAGCTCGGCCGGCCGCGACGACTCCCTGCTGCGCTCGAGCGTGTTGAAGTCTGCCATCGGCGGTCAGTCGTCGTCGAACACCTCGACGAGCGGCGCCTCGCACCGCGCGAGACCAATCCGCTCGTGCGTGATGGTAAACTCGTCAGCGTCGAACCGCACGAGCGCCACAAAGGAGACCCGCTCGAACTCGTCGACGGTCCTGTTCGCCGGCCACGTCGAGTCCAGCGTCAGTCGCTCGACGGTCGCGCTGATCGTCGCCGAGCTCAGGATCGACCTCGTGAGCTGCGACCCGTCCGTGAAGGTCACGAGGATCGTCCGCATCGGGTGGCGTTCCCGAACAAACCGAACGTACCCGATTGACTCGACGTCGACCGTCGCCCCGCCGATCGAGACGTCGTCCACCACCACGAGGTCGTCGGCGAACGTCGGGATCCAGAACGCCTTCTGCCGACCGCCGAGCGCGAGCAGGAGGCGACGGAACGACATCAGGTCGGCGCGGCTGCGGAGAACGAACGTGCGCTGGTGGCGGCGCCGGGACTTGTCCCAGAGGCTCTCGAAGTGGACCAGGCCGGTCTGCCCGTCGACGTCGTAGACCGCGCGCTCCCAGGTCTCGCGGAGGTCTCCGGCGATGATGTTCGGGTCGCTGAGGATCACGCGCCCGCCGAGCGTCGACCAGAACCCCGGCGTCGCGCTGCCGGCGAGCGCGCCGGTGTCGTTGTCGGTCACCAGCAGCTCGAGCTGGACCTGTCCGAGGTTGACCGGCGGCCTCGAGCCGCGAGCACCGCGCAGCGCGACGACGGTCCGCATCGGCATGATCCTGGTCCCGATCGGGTACCCGTTCGTCGCCGGGTCGGCCGCGGTGATCAGCGTGCTGGTCTTCGCCGTGACGCGCAGGACGTCGAACGTCAGGTCGTCCTGGATGACCGCCGCGTATCCGCCGACGCGCAGGTCGACGTCGTCGGCGCCGGTGACCTGGTACTGCGTGGCGCCGGCGATCGTCGGGGCGGTCAGTCGGAGCTGCTCGCCCCAGAGCGGGAACCCGAACGTCTGGCCGAGCCAGTCGAGGACTAGCGCCATCATGGTCCGGCGCCCGTCGTCGTCGAGCGAGTAGAGCGGGTCGAAGGACTGGCGCGGCTGCTTGCGGACCGATGCCCGGTACTCTTGACCAGAGAGCGTCGGCCCGACGACGTCGGTGAGGAACGACAGCCGCTCGCGGAGCCCGACCTCGTACTCGTGCGTGATCAGGACGATGCGGGTCCCGCTCACGAACAGAGAGACGTCGTTCGATGGCGACGCGAAGTCGAACTCGACCTCGGCGCTGAATGTCGGGATGCCGGTCGGGAGCGCGATGATCCTCGCCGGGACGATCGTCCCGAGTCCGGTGCCTGCGTCGTTCGACGTCGACGTCGGGTCGAGGATCGACGACTGCGGGAGCAGCGAGCGCGGCACCGTGAGGTCAGGCAGCTCGACGCCCGGCGCGGCGCCGTTCACCACCGAGGAGAGCGTGACCGTCGTCGAGACGAACGTGCTGTATACCTCGTAAGTCTCGGTGACCGTCGTGATGATGTTCCCGAACTCGATCGTCGTGCGCGGCAGGACGTGGACCTTCTCGAACCAGTCGATGCCGCTGTATGCCTGGAGCGGCTCGAGGATCGCGCCGTGGGCTACGGCGACCTTCGGCGCCTCGGCGACCGATACCTCGACGTGCTCCGCGAACACGTCTCCGTCGAACGCGTCGGCTACCGGGTTCGGCAGCCCAGGGTTGGTCGCCCGCTGGCGGAACGCGATCTTGCCGCGCGTCGTGCCGATCAGGAACGCGGTGACGTCGCTCACCGCGTCCGCGATCACCGCGCCGTGAGCGACGTAGGCCATCGCCCGATCCTACGCCGTCGGCACCTTGTACATGACGCCCTGGTAGCCAGTCGTGTCGGTGAGCGCGCCGCTGCCGACGTACCGCTTGAACGACGGGAACAGGTACCAGGTGTCTCCGCCGATCGTGACCGTGTCCTCCGCCTGGAAGTTCTTCAGCATGATCCCGCGGACGTCGCGCATGTAACCCATCGGGCCGACGAGGTTGCCGCTCGTGCGGTCCCAGTGGTAGGTGACGAGCGGGTAGCTCGGGATCAGCGAGCTTGCGATCGAGCCGGGGAACTGCCCGAAGTTGAGCGCGTGGAGACCGGCCCGGAATCCGCCGGTGAAGTGGATCCGTGCCTGCGGCGAGCCCTGCCGGTCATTCCCGAGCGACCCGCTCGCCTGGTTGCCGAGGTGGACGGCCCACAGCCCGCTCGCCGGCTGGTTCATCAGGTTGTCGCACCTGATCGTCGCCGCGTAGCTCTGCATCGCGTCTGGAGAGGTCCCGTTCGCGAGCCCGTCGAGGAGCATGCACGACCTAGCCTGGATCGCGACGTTGCTCGACTGACCGGAAAGAAACTTGTGGCCGTATGCAAACGATCCGCCAGTCCAGTCGTTGTTCTTCGCAATGCACCCGAACCCGAAATGCCGGTAGAACCCGTCCGCGGTCTCTACCACGACGTACGCGTTCGCGTAGGTCTCGGACGCGAAGCACCAGTACTGGACCGGCGTGTTGCCGATGCGCGCCGACCGGTTCGCGTCGAGGCTCGCGTTGCTAGTGCTCGCCGCCCCGTTTCCACTGTCCGCTGCCTGCGCGTACGGCGCGAGCCCGGTGTTGTAGTTGCCGGCGCCGCTGCCGCTGAAATACTGGTAGATGCCGAGCGCGCTCGGCGTCGCCGTGTCCCACTGGAACGCGACCTCGACCGCCTCGCCCGAGTCGTCGTCCTTGGAGACCGCCCACTGGCCGCTCGCCGGGACGTGGCGGTCGGCGCTCCACCCTGGATTGCCGGCGCCGCCGGTCGTCAGGAACGTGTTGAGCTTGCTGACGAAGTCGGCGAGGCTCGACGTCGTCTCGTTGATGAACAGCGCCACCTACACGTCCTCCCGAATCGCAATGTACTGGTACCGCTCGACGTGGACGTGCGTGTGGAAGACCCGGTAGCGGTCGTTCCCGATCTCGAAGTAGTCCTCCGAGAAGTCGTTGATCGCGGCACCCGACCCGTCGTCGTTGTAGACCCAGAACACGTCGCGGAGCTGGGTGCGCGCTCCGTCGCTCGTCTCGTTTGCCGTCGCCGACAGCTTCCGCACGACGACGAGCGGCATCAGGAACGAAAGGTCGGCTGATCCTGGGACCGGGTGGAGAATCCTTGTCGAGCTTGTGCGGTCGCGCTTCGCGACGGTCGTGTTGAACGCCATCGGGCCGGGACTCACGACCGTCTCGGCGCTCGCCGAGTCCGCCTCGAGGTTCAGCTCGCCGATCGGGAACATCACGTCGGTCTCGGGGCCCGGCGCCGACGTCTCGTTGTTCTTGACCTGCACCCAGTTCGGGACCTCCACGACGTAGTACCACATCGGCCCGGAGCTCGGTGCGCGGCACTCTGCGAGCCCTGTGATGTCGTCGTCGGTCAGCGCCTCGTTCGCGTCGTAGTCGCGGCTCGCCGCGCCGACGAACATCGGGTACGGGTCCTCGGTTTCGGTCGCGAGGCGGTCTCCGAACCCGGCGTAGAAGTGCTGGTAGCGACCACCATCCGTGATCGCGGTCGGGTTCGGGTTGATCACGCCTCGGACCGCCACGTCGTCGGCGCCGATCCAGAAGTCGACGGCGTTCGCGACGTTCTGCGGGAAGCAGAGGTATGACCCGGCGTCCAGGAAGTTGCCGGACCCGTCGACGTTCGGCGACAGCCCTGGCTGGTCCCACATCTCGAGCGCCGGGTTGTGCGCGAGCATCCCGTAGAGGGCGACAAAGTATCGGTCGTCGAGACCGCTCGCCGCGGTGCCGGTGCGGAATCCGATGTAGGGCTTGTTCGTCTGCCCCGCCGCGTCGCCGACGAGCACGACCTCCATCTCGTCGGTCACCGAGTTGAACGTGAACCGCTCGGTGTTCCGCTCGCAGCTCCAGCCGGTGTCGACGAGCGTGATGTCGACGGTCGCTGCGCTGCCGGTCCCGCCCGTGACCGCGAGCCCGGTCGTCCCGATGATCGACTGGTACGTGACCGTCAGCGTCGCCGCGTCGTTGCCGGCGAACGATGCGCGGCCAACACCGACAGTAGCCGCCGGGTTCGACGGGGTGCTCGAGTAGGACCCGCCGCTGCCGTGAAGCGTGACGGTCGCGACCGCGCTGCCGGAGAGCGTCGCCACGAGGAATTTGGCCTTCTCGCGCGCCGACCCTCCCTGGACCTCGATCACATCGTTGACTTGATATCCGGACCCGCCGGCGGAGACCGTCGCGCTCGCCGCGCGCTCGGCGAACGCGCCGCTCGCGACGATCCGCAGCGTCAGGATCTGCCCTGACCCGTCGACGGTCAGGACCTCGAACCGCGCGTCGAGCATCGCGCTCGCGTGGGTCAGCGTCAGGATGTCACCGGCCGTGTATCCGGATCCGTCGTTGTTGATCGCGACCGTCGCCACGTGCTTCGACGTCAGGAACGCCGTCGCCTTGACGACGAAGTCCCGGTAGTCCGCCGCCTGGTCCAGGCTCGCGCCGACCTCGTACTGCCACGCCATCAGCCGGCCAGCCCCAGCGTCTGGAGGACGCGGTCCTTGTTCGCGCCGAGGCGCACGATGATCTGCTCGTCGGCGCCGCCGCCGGCGATCGCCTGGGGAACCTGGTCCATGCTCTGCACCACCACCACCTGTGTCGTATTCTGCTGAGGCACCGACGGCGCCGCGGTGGCCGCGTTCGGGATCACCGCGCCGGTCCGGCCCGGCATGAAGACCTCCGGCCCGTGCTCGCCGACGACGACCGGCCCCTGGCCCGGCTGCGTCGTGCCGCCGCGCGCGCGGCCCGGGATCAGGCCGGAGAGCGAGCCGGACCCGGCGGTCGGCACGCCGAGCGCGGCGGAGACCGCCTGCACCAGCAGCGCGCGGATCAGGATCTGCTGGAGCTCGGCGAGGACGCTCTGCGCGAACTCCTTGATGTCCAGCTCGCCCTCGCGCGCGAACGTCGCGATGGCGTTCGCCGCGTGGTCGACGAACGTCGTCGTGATCGCCTCGCTGACCAGCGAGAGGTCCTCGGCCTCCTGCCGGAGCTTGATCCGCACGCGGTCGAACCCGGCCTCGAGAGACTGCTGACCCTCGAGGTAGCGCATGTTCAGCTCCTGCTGGCGCTGGCGGGTCGCCTCGGTCTCGCCGCCCTGGAGGCGGATCAGCTCGTTGAGCTGCCGCTGCTCATCGACGAGCTGGCGGGTCGCGTCGACCTCGCCGAGGAGCTGCTCGAGCCGCTTGGAGTCGGCGTCCGCCTGCTGGGTCTCGAGCTTGACCTGGAACAGCATCTCGGCCTCGCGGCGCTGCTCGGCGGTCAGGTCCTTGTTCTTCCGGAGGAACTCGGCCTCCTCGCGCGCGACCTGCGCCGCGATCTTGCCCTCGGTGTTCTTCGCCCGGATCGCCTCGACCTCGTTGCGGAGCTGGGCGAGCGACTCGGAAGCGCGCTCCGCGTCCTTCTGCTTCTCGACCTCGGCGCGGAGTCTGGACCGCTCCTCGAGCTGCTCGCGAAGCAGATTCCGCTCGGTAGCCGACAGTCCGGTTGACTTCTCGCGCAGCTCGATCTCGGCGAGCGCGCGCTCGCGAGCCTCGCCCTCGAGCGTCGCGCGGACGCGCAGCTCCTCGTTCGCGCGCACGAGCGACTCGAGCTGCCGCTCGAACGGGTCGGCGTCAGAACGCGCCTGCTGGGCCTTGGCGAGCTCGGCGTTGTACCTCTGGCGCGTGATCGTGCCCTGCTCGAGCAGCGCGTTGAGGTCGGCCTCGCGCTCCGCGTACTCGCGCTGCGGGCCGAGGATCTGGTTCAGGAGGTCAGACTGGCGCTTGACGGCCTCGGCGCGGTCGTTCGCCGACGCCGCCGATTCGCGCTCCGATTCGGCCTGGGCCTCGCCGGCATCCTGGAGCTCGCGCGACGCGCCCGCCGCCTGCTGGATCTGTCCCCGCAGCCGCTCGAGCGCAGCGCGCTGCGCATCGGAGGCCTCGACGCCGCGCCGCGCCTGCTCCTCGATCGCCCGCTCAATCGCGCGGATCTCGCGCTGGCGCGCGGTGATGATCGCCCCGATCGTCGCCACGCCGCGGAGGTCCTGCTCGAGCTGCTTGACGGTGTCCTGCGCCTCCCTCGCGTCGTCGCCGATAGCCTCGATCGCGAACGACAGCGCGCCGAGCCCGGCGACCACCGCGCCGAGCGGTCCCCACGCCGCGAGAAACGCCCTCGTCGACGCGGTCGCCGCCGGCAGCGCCCGCGCCGCGAGCTGCCCGCCGATGATCGCCGACAGCGTCCCGACGGTCGCCGCGACCGCCGGCAGGTTGCTCCCGAGGAACGCGATCGACGACGCAAGAGCGGCGCTCGCGCCGGTCGCCTCGTTGAGCCTGCCGACCGCAGACGTCAGGTTGTTCCGGAGGACGGTGAGTGACTGGCCGATCGTCGACTGCGTGCGCGCGAACAGCGCCTCGGACTCGCGCGACCCGCGGATGATCCCGTCGAAGAACTCCTGGGACGAGACCCGACTCTTGATCACGTCGGCGCGCAGCTTGGAGACCGAGCCGCCGTACCGCTCGATGCCGCGCGCCGCGGCCTGCACAATCGAGAACGCGCCCTCCTGGATCGAGTTGAACTCCTCGGCGCGGACTACCGTCGCCCCGAGCGCCTGCGAGAGCTGGAGCAGCGCGCCGCGCGCCTGCTCGGCCGACGTCCCCTGGATGGCGAGGTTCTTGCCGACCGCGGTGACGAACTGGATCAGCTCGGCCTCGCTCGCGCCGAGCTCCTTCGCCGCGATCGACCCACGCTGGTAGAGCTGGACGATCGCGCCGAGCTCGGTGCGGGTCGCGTTCGCGACGCCGGCGAGCTGCTCGAACGTCTCGCCGACGAGCGACTGGTCGGCGACGACCGTGCGGATCAGGTTCTGGGCACGCGTGAACTCGTCGGAGAGGCGCGCGAACTCGCGCACGACGAGACCGACCGAGAGCCCGGTGAGCGCTCGCCGGAGCAGGCTCCCGACGTTGCTCGCGCGCTGGGCGGCCTCCTCGAGCTCGCGGTTGAGCCGGCGGACGCCCTCTGACCTCACGTCGCGTCCGACCTGCCGGAGCCGCGCGTCGCTCGTCGCCGCGCTCCGCTGGATCTCGACCAGCGACTGCTCGATCTTCCCGAGCGCCGCGCCGGTCCCGCGGTCGCGCATCGACAGCGCCTCCTTGAGCGCCGCGTTGATCTGCTTGGTCTCCTGCTCGAGCCGATCGAGCAGGCGTAGCTGCTGGTCGGAGCCGCGCTTGTCCGGCTCGACGACGACGTCGATCCTGTACTCCTCGGCCACGGCCTACCAGCGCCTCCGGCTGACGCCGAGGCGCCCGCGCCGGCTGCTCGCGCGCTCGATCCGCTTCTGCCGGCGCTCCGCCTGCGCAGCGTCCTTCTCGGCCCGCTCCGCGGTGATCTCTCGGTGCTTCCGGTCGAGCTGCATGACGACGTCGACGAAGTGCTCGAGCATGATGCCACGGAAGCCGCTCCGGCGCCCGTACGAGTCGATGGCCGACCACGGGATCGGACCGACCCGGTCAGCGAAGTACCGGCGCTCGGTCGACAGGCGAGCGTAGGCGACGAGGTAGACCTCGCCGCCGCGGACCGCCCGCGGCCGGCGCGTGAACCACTCCGGCAGGCGCCCGCGCGTGGTGCGCCCCCTCTGGTACTGCCCGGACTCCACCATCCACCCGTCCCTGGCGTACCGCTCGCCCCAGAGGAGACGCTCGGTCAGTTTCCCACGAGCTCGGCAGTCTGCGGCGGCGGGAGGCGGTCCTGGTCGACGAAGTTCTCGGGCAGCTTCGCCATGACTCGGACCCTCGAGAAGATCCACCGCGGGAGCGCCCGCAGGAACCGCTCGCACGCCAGCGGCGAGAACGCGACCTCCAGCCCGCCCTTGTTCGTGACTGCGCGCCACCCGACGACGACGTGCTGCGGGAACAGCCGCAGGTCGTCCTCGATGTCGAGCTGCTCGTCGTCGTCGCGGCGTCCCTGGCTGCGGCCCATGAGCCGGCGACCCGACAGCGCGAGCAGACCGTCCCGGTAGGGGCGGTTCTGCTCGTTGGCGATCCTCAGCTCGAGCGCGCATCCATGGGCGCCGACGCCGGCCGGAAGCTCGTACCAGAACGTGCGCCCCTCGATCTCGAGGTGCCCGAAGTCGAAGTCCGCGGCGCCGCCGAGCGCGGCACCGTCGGGACGCGCTACTTGGTTTTCGTTCGTCATGCGCCGGCGATGCTACCAGGCTCAGGCGAACGGGACGACGGGGAAGATCGTCACGCTCGCGTCGTACCCGAGGTCGCCGGTGTAGGACGCCCCCGTGAGGTTCACGAGGACGGTCTCGTCGACGGGGAACTCGCGCCCGCCGCCGCCGAGCGTGAGCTCCGGCATGTCGAACGCGAACGCGCCGTCGTCGTTGCGGAGGATCGCCGCGAACGTGACCGTCGTGTTCGCCCGCACGGCGTTGACAATCGCCGGCGCCGTGAACGCCATCTGGCCCTCGAAGTTGATCTCGAACTGCCCGATGTTGACGAACCGCGCGCCGAGCGTCCCGAGGCACTTCTCGGGCGACGCATTGTTCAGGATCGTCATGGTCAGCGACTTGAAGCAGACGTCCGACGCGCTGCTCACGACGTCGGTCGTGAGCGCCATGATGTCGATCGCGGTCGAGAAAGCCGTCGTGCGGAGTGGCTCGACGGCCGACGACGGTCCGGTCTTTCTCGTCTCCGTGATCTCGTCGCTCGTCGTCCCGACGAACGCCATCCCCATCGTCGCCTTCTCGGTGAGCGGGAGGTTGATCGTCAGCTCGTTCGGGTAGTTGCCGACCGCGTACTCGTACGCGGTCGCCGCCGCGGCGCCGAGGTTCGGGTAGGCGAGCTCGATCTGGAACGACTGCTCGAGGAACCGCGTGTCGTCCGCGTCGTCGGTGACCTCGACGTTGCGGACCCATCGCCCGAACAGTACGTCACAGACACCGTCCGCCGCGTGGTCGGCAGCGGAGTCGAGGTTCTCGTCGAGCTTGTCGAGGGTCAGGACGGCGCCGGCGACCGCGGTGACGCGCGCGTAGCCGTACGTGTCGTCGGCCACCGAGTCGTTCAGCGCGTTGATCACCGCGCCGGTCGCGGTGTTGACGCCGCCGATGTGGATGAACATCCCGGCGCGAATCCCGAGCGTCGCCCAGTCCGCGATGTCGCCTGCGCTCGTCAGCGTCGCGACGCCGCCGCTCGGCGCCGACAGGGTGAGGTCGCCCTGCGTTACGCGCACGCCGCAGACCTGGAGCGTCGCGTTCGTCGGCGGGGTCTCGTCGACGAGCGACCCGTTGACCTGGACGGCCGTGTCCGTGCTCGCCACGTCCGCGGCGAGCTCGAAGATCCCGTTGTTCGCCGCATTGGTGTAGCCCTTCGCGTAGACGAGCGTGATCGCCCCGGCCACGTCGTAGACCATCTTTCCAGCGAGCAGCGCGCTCGCCGCGGCGATCGTGAAGTCGTCGGTCGCCGCGATCGCAGGCGGCGGCAGGATCCCGCCGGTTGTCCGGAGGTTGAACTCGACGTTCGCGAACTCGGCGAAGAAGAACCCCTCGATGAAGTCGTTCAGCGCCTGGAGCGTCAGGTCCGTCTTGAACTCGACGCTCGAGTTTGCGTCCGTGACGGTGCCCTTGCGGCGCCCGCGGCCGATGCCGATCGGGCGGCGAGCGACGGTCGTGATCTCGAGCCCGTAGGCGCCGATCGACTCGAACTCGACGGCGAACCACGTGCTCGCGGTGGTCGGCGCGACGCCGAGCGACGTCTCGCGGACCGCCCGCATTCCGGTGAAGTTGGTTAGGACGCGACCCATCGGACTACCTCGCTGCTGCTACGGAACTCGGGCGCGAGCGTACACACGCGACCGTCACTGATCACCACCTGACGCCGCGACCGCCGCGGCGACCGCGCGCTCGATGAACATCGCCGGCGCCTGGGCGGACCAGCCCTCGTTGAGCCGGCGGATGTATCGCACCGGGTTGACGATGAAGATCCGCCCCTGCGCGAGCCGGAACGACTGCGCGATCGCGCGCGCGCGCTGCTCGTTCGCGCGGAATCGCTGCTCGGCCCCGCCGCCGGTCTTGTCCGGCAGCTCCGGCCCGGGGTCCGGCGAGCCGGTGCTCGGCGCCCAGCCGGCGCGCGCGAAGCCGGTGTCGACCGGCGTCGCCGACGTCAGCGCCTGCCAGGCGCGGAGCGCGACGCGCCCGCTCGCCGCCTCGACTGCGGACTCGAGCCCGGACCTGATCCGGAGCAGTTGCCTGCGCGGGTCTCGCCTCCTCGCCGCCACTACAGGACCTCCGAGTAGCGGAACGGAGCGACCACGTTGACCTGCGCCCACGCGCCGGTCGTCGGCACCTCGACCGCGGCGACGCCGACGAACCAGCCGTCGACGCCGGTGATCCGCCGGCGCTGAAACGCGCGCTTGGCCACCTGCGCCACCGCGTCGGCGAGCGAGTATCCGTAGCCGCGCGGCGTGAACACCTGCACGACCGCCTGGCCGCGGTGCAGCTCCTTGCCCTGCGAGACCTCGGCGGAGACCGCGCCGCGCAGCGTCTCGGTCGCGCTCGGCGCGAGGTGGCGGACCGTGACCCGCGCGAACGGGATCGGCTTCCCGTTCGCGTCGTGGCCCGGCTCGTCGCCGCGCACGTCGTCGTACAGGAGGGTGATCGACGACGTCGTGCCGCTCGCCAGCCACGCCGTCCGGAACTGGCCGATGATCGCGTCGCGGACCTCGGTCAGCGTCGCCATCACGAGACCTCCAGCGCGTAGATCATGCGCGTGCCGCCAGGCGCGAGGACCTCGACCGAGTCGATCGCGAACGCCGACGACCCGTCGACGAGCGTCGAGAAGTCCTCGAGCACGGTCCCGTCCGGGAGCGAGTCGTGGGCGACGAGGCAGACCTGGGCCGTCCGCGCCTGCGTCGTCGGGTCGACGACGCGCGTCCGGCCGAACCCGGACCCGACCGGTACGAAGACCGCGATCGCGGTGATCGACGCGCCGTCGGGCGGGGTCGGCACGTCGTCCGGCCCGCGCCACGGCTGGAGCGCCACCTCGGCCGCGCGGTCGACCTTGTGGAATGTGACCGACCTCCCGTTCGCCTCGATCAGGCGCCGGGCGGTCGCGGCGAGCCTCACGTGGTCTACCACCGGACGACGCCCCCGCCGGCGTAGACGTAGTCGGCGAGCAGGCGGTCAGCGGCCGGGTACGCCTGGGACATCCGCAGCGCGGCGCCCTGCGCGTACTCGGTCTCCTCGACGATCGGGCCAACCTCCTCGCGCTTGCGCTGGATCAGGGCGCCGTCGTCGTCGGTCGTCGGGTCCGGATCGAGCGCGCTCGACAGCGCGCGCACCGCGTACTCGGCGGTCGCCTGGCGAACGCGCAGCGGCACGCCGAGCACCTCGACACCGTACCGGTCGTACAGGTACGCGCGCGGGAACTCGAGCGGCTGCGCGGCCTGGTCGATCCCGCCGGACAGCGCCGCGCCGGAGACCGACGCGCCGGTGACCGTCGTCGAGAGCGCGATCGCGTTCCCGTTCGCCCCCTCGGCCTGGGCCTCGATCGTCACCACCGCGCCGTCGGAGGTCGCCTCGACCTCGTAGTGCGGCCTCGTGCTCGCGTGGGCGCCGGTCCCGTCGCCGCCGGAGTTGATCGCCTCGGCCAGGTTCGCCGCGGCGGCGGTCGCGCTGCCGCCGATCAGGACGTCGTCCTCGGCCGCGAGCGCGGTGACGAACCGGTAGGTGCGCTGCCCGATCGTGACCGTCTCGGTGTCGAGCGGCGCAGCGCCGAGGGTCAGCGTCCCGGTCGCCTCGCGGCCCTCGATGTCGAGCCGCAGCTTGGAGCCGCGGAGCTGCTGGCCGTGCCTGGAGTCGAGGTAGCGCGTCCCGTCGACGATCGCCTCCTGCTGCTCGGCCGTGCTGGCGGTAGACCAGCCGTTCTCGGTCTCGCGGCCGAGGTCGGTGAGGTAGGAGGTCACGAACGCGACGGTGCAGTACGCGTTCGCGTCCGGGGTGCCGGCGCCCGTCTCGACGACGAACGCCACGGGTTATCCTCCCGCCGGCGCCGGCTCGACCAGGCCGGAGAAGTCCGGGCGCCGCGCGCCGAACCGGCGGTCACGCGCCATCGCGCGGTCCAGGGTCGACTTGCCGGCGATCCCGGCCGCTGCGAGGGCCCGGCGCGACTGCTCGATGCGGGCGGCCCGCTGCTCGGCCTGGGCCCGGACCCACGCCATGCGGGCCTCGGTGTCCTCGCGGTGACCGCGGCTCCTCTGCCCCGGCGGCGCGTGCGGCGCGAGTCGCTCCTGCTCGGCGGACAGCCGGCGGATCCGCTCGTCGAGGACGTCGCGCTCCACCATCGCGGCCTCGAGCTCGAGGCTGACCGCGACGTACTGTCCCTCCGGGGTGCTCGCGTCGAACTCCTCGGGCTCGATGCCGTCGACCGAGCCGCCGCCGCCGGCGGTCACGTGCCCCGCCACCTCCGCGGGACCCTCGCCGTCGTGACCGCCGTCCGCGGGCGGCGGCGGCTCGCCGAGAGGGGCGGCGCCGTCGGCGATCGAGACGCCGAGCTCGGCGGCCCGCGCCTGCCGGGAGAACCCTGGGGCGGCCTCGATGACCTGCGCGCGCGTGACTGGCGCGCCGACGACCGCCCGGACCGCGTCGAGCCGGACGGCCCCGTCGGAGGTCCAGAGCGAGTCGTCGCGCGGGTCGAGGAGCGCGAGTGCTGCTGCGAGGTCGGTCACGGCTCAGTCGTCTCCCAGGACGATGTAGGCGATGTGCAGCTCGCCGGTGACTGTGAAGTCCAGGTCGTCGGCGCCGATGTTCGCGTCGTCGACGATCAGGTTCAGGTTGATCTCGAGCGACCCGTCGGTGTTGTCGAGAACAGCCTGGGTCGCGCCGGTCCCGCGCGTGCGCGGCGAGACCTCGGACGTGGCGGCAGCGAGCGCCGTCGACGCGACGATGTCGACGTCGGTGCCGCCGAGAGTCGAGTCCGCGGTCGCCGTCGAGCCGACCGAGAAGTCGCCCTCCCAGTTGTCGTCCAGGCTCGCCGAGCCAGGGCCGGTGAACTGCATGTAGGCGACCGCCCCGAGGAACAGGATGTTCCCCTCGGGAAAGTCGCCGATCGGCAGCGTGCCGAACCCGATACCGCTGGCGCCGTCGACCTCGATGGTGAGAGCGTCGACCTTGATGACCTCCTTGACGATCTCCTGGACCGCCTTCCGGCCTCGCCGCGACGCGTACGTCATTCCCTTGCCCATCGTGGTACTCCTCAGTCGTTGTGGACGCCGTCGATCGCGGCAGCCCAGAAGTTGTAGATGTTCGCCGCGGCGACGTCGGTCCGGCGACCGGTCGCGGTCAGCACGTTGAGGAGCACGTCCTCGAGGGCCTCGGCGAGGGTCGTCACGGTTGAGACGAGTAGGTGCGTCCCGGTCCCGGCGTCCGCAATCGCGACTGCCGTCCCGGCGAGAGCATTCGCCTTGCTCGTCGCGAGGGAGAACGTGTCCGCGGTGAGCCTGATGACGTAGTAGCTGGTGCCGCTCGCGCCGCCGGCGAGCTCGGTCGCGCCGCCGGCCCACGAGCCCGCGGCGGTCTCGGCGACCTCGATCGCGTCGCCGATCGTCGAGTCGAGGGTCCGCGCGTAGACCGTCACGACGTCTCCGTTCGCCTCGGCGAACACGCGCGCGTTGCCGGTCATCGAGACGCCGTACTTGGTCCCCGCGCCGGCCGAGAGGTTGATCGCCGCCGCGAGGTTCTCGGCGGCGGTCGAGTCGGTCGCGCTGACGTCTACCTCGCCATCGGCGCTCGGCGAGTTCTTCCAGGTGTAGACCTTCCCGTCGATGGTGACGGTCTCGTCCTCGACGTCGGTCGCCGGCGTGTAGTCCAGGCTCGAGCGGACCGCGGCGACGAGCCCGCTCGGCGCGTCTCCGTTCGTCGTCATCACCTTGAACGGTCCGGCTCCGGTCTGGAGGCCGTGAGCCGCCGACGTCAGGATGTTCCCGGACGTGCGGGTGAACTCCCGCGACGGCCCGAGCGGGACAAGCGCCCCGCCCATCGCCGTCATGAATGCGACCTTGGTCGTCATGATCACGCCTCCCGGGTGACAAGCCGCGCGAACTTGATCTGCTTCCGCTCGGGGAATCGCCGGCTCCACGATCCGGCGTGCGCGAGGTTCGACGCGGTCGCCGCGTTGCTCGGCCCGCCCTTCGCCGACGTGCCGCCGATGTAGGCGTGGCCGACCGGGTGGATGATCCACTCGACGCGGTTGTAGAGGATCTCCTGGCCCGCGCCGTTGCCTGCTCCGGCCTTGCGCTCGACCTCGGTCGCGCGCGGCGGGGTGCCGACGCCGAGCTGGACAGCGCCGGCTCCGAAGATCCAGGTGTCGTACACGTTGCCGGTCGACGGCATGCCGTCGTCGACGACCACGCGGCGCCCGAGGAACGTCGGGATGCGGATCCGGCCCTCGGAGTCCGGGATGAAGTCGATCAGGTTGTTCTTCTGCGCGCGCGAGTAGACGACCGAGTGCATGAAGCACGCGGTGAAGTCCTCGGCGCTGTCGCCGGCGAGCACGAGCGTGTCGATGAACGCCTCGGCCGAGAAGTCGGTGACGCCCGCGGAGTAGACCGCGCCGCTGATGTCGTTCGTCAGGTCGTCCTGCGTGTGCGTGTCGGCCCCGGTCGGCGCCGCGGCGTTGTCGGCGATCACGCCGTTCATCGTCGCGATGAACGCCTTCTGGAGCTTGCGCGCCCAGTAGAACGCGACGCGGTCGGCGATCGCCATCATCGGGTCCGCGCCGGCGAGCCGGCCCGCGAGGTCCGCGCTCGACCACGACTGGTTGCGCGAGAGTCGGACCGCGATCTCCTGGACGGTCCCGATCTTCTTCGGGTCCGGCTCCGCCGTGCCGCCCGTGAACTCGACGTGCGCGGTGTCGGTCGACACGCGATCGTCGTCGTCGTCGACGTCCTTCCAGCTCGGGACGTTGAACGTCAGACCGCCGCCGGCCAGCATCCCCGAGAGCATGCTGTTCGTCGCGGCGACGCCCGACTGGATGACGCGCGCCTTCTGCTCGGTGAGCTGCTGCGCGTACGGGGTGAAGATCTCCGGGACGATGACGTCGGCGACGGCGGTGATGGGCCCTGCGGCCATGGTCGTGCTCCTGCGAGGAAACTGAGTGCTCTACCTCGCGATCAGTCCCGCCCCACGGGCGCGCGCCGCCGCGGCCTCCCGTCGATCCCGCCACGCGGGTCTCTGGTCCCTGGCATCTACCGGGAGCGCCCGCGCGACGTCACGCCGCACCAGCGCGCGCGAGACCCTACCACCGCGCGCGCCGGCTCGTCAAGCCTGCTGCTTCGCCGGCGGCGGCTGCGCGCTGCCTACCGAGCTCCCGGCGGCCCTCGCCGCCTCCGCGGCCTTGTCGGCACCGTGCTCACGGAGGTAGCGGCCCTGCTCGGTGATGTTCCACGCGTCTCGCGACCACGGGTTCTTCCCGTTCGCCCCGGCGTGGCGACCGCCGGACCCAGGCGCGCCGCCGCCGACCGACGCCGGCCACCAGTGCGGGCGGCGGTCGCGGACCTCGCCCAGCCAGTCCTTCGGGCCGAGCCCGGGAGTCACGCCGACGCCGTCGCGGGTCACCACGTTCCCGTCGGCGTCGATCTCGAGCACGCGCTCGCCGAGGACCAGCGCGTCGTCGACCGCGGTCGCGAGCAGCTTCTCGGCGGTCGCCGCCGACCGGACCGCGTCGTGGATCTTGCGCGTGCGCTCGCGGCCGACGAGGTCCTTCGCGGTCGCGTCGAGCTCGTCGCGCTCCTTCTGGAGCTTCGCGAGCTGGCGCTCGAGTGGCGCCGTCCGTGACTTGATCACCCCCTCGACGCGCTTCTCGACGAGCTGCTCGATCTGCGCCTCGTCGAGCTTGCCCTTGGCCGCTGCCTCGAGCTCCGGCAGGCGGTCGAGCTTGGCGTGGACGTCATCCGGGGTGCCGAGCTCGGACCACGCCTTGAGTGCCGCCCTGGCCTCCTTGTGCTCGCCGCGCTCCTTCTCGAGCGCCGCCTGGACGCGGTCGACGTCCGCCTGCGTCTTGACCCCGGTGACCCCGGTCAGCTCCCACTTGCCGGACTTCTCGGTGAACAGCTCGCGGTAGGTCTCCGGGATGTCTTCCTTCTTGTCGTACTGGTGCTTGAGCGTCATGTTGGCTTTTGTCCGATCGTCCGGCCTATCGCCGCCGGCGTCAAGCGCGCCGGACTAGATCACGCGCTCGGCCTCCCACGCCGCGCGCCAGCGGCGGACGGAGGCCAGGTCGTCCCGCGTGCCGGCCCACGCGACGATCGCGCCGAGCTTCGCGCGCTCGGACGAGGAGAGCGAGATACGGCCGCTGCGGTCGAGGTCGTCGAGCATCACCAGCCCGGCGATCGACGTCTCCAGCGGGCCCTGCCCGGCCGCGACCCACGTGCGCGGGTCGGAGACGACGTCGTTGACGACGACCGGCTCGCCGTCCGCGTAGCTGCACGCGTGGCACCCGAGCCACGCCGTCGGGTTGACCGGGTCGCGGGCGAACCCCTCGCCGAGCAGCCCGGTACGCAGGACCTCGCCGACGTGGGTCCAGTACGACTCGGTGACGAAGTCCCAGCCGATGCCCTGCTTGGCAACCCACAGTCCCTTGCCCCAGAGCGCGTCCTGCCACGGCACGAACGACCCGGGGAACGGCGACTCGTTGAGCCCGTTGCGCGGGTCGCGCCGCGCGACCCGGTACGGCTTGACCCGGCCGGCCGGATTGACGCCGCGCGAGGTCCAGTTGGTCAGGTGGTCGCGCTCGTTGCGCGCGAGCCACTGCCGGAGGAACTGCTTCACCGCGTCCCGCGTGTCCGGCAGGCAGTACGCGATCTCAGCAATGTGCTTGATCGGTCGCCCGAGGTAGCGCCCACCGAGCCAGTAGTCGACGCTCGCGAGCAGCAGCTCGAGGTTCCGCCGCATGACCTCCTCGGCGAGCCGGTCGTGCGTGAGCAGGTAGTACGTCGCGACGTGGAAATTGCAGCGGTGGCCCCAGTCGTGGTCGCCCCACACGTTCGTCGGGAGCTTGCTCCCGCCCGGATCGGACTTCCCCAGGAAGTCGGACCCCCAGACCCACGACGACTGGAGGTAGACCAGCCACCCCGGGTGAGCTGCCTTGCGGACCGGACTCCCGTCCGCCTCGGTGCGCCAGATGGGCCGGAACGCCTCGGAGTACGCCCCGTACCGGCACGCGCGCAGCGCGGTGCTCGACGCGCCGAGCAGGATCTCGGCCGCGGGGAACCCGAAGACCGACCGGTCGCCGGTGTCGCCGCTCCCGATCTTCTGCCCGTAGTTGGTGTTGTCGCGGTACTCGAGTGTCGTCCTACGTCCCGCAGGAGCACCCGGCGCACCGGCGTATCCACCGGCCGCGATCGCGACCGGGTCGACGTCGATCAGGCGGATCTTGCCGGGCAGGTGGTGCTGCCAGACGGACCGCGAAGGCCTGATCTCGTCCTCGTAGAACGCGGCGACAAGCGTGCCGGCGCCGCCCGGCCGCGTACGCTCGGACTCTCCAGACCAGTCGATGGTCCCGGAGAACGGGAAGCCCGCGCCGTCGCTCGCGCTGACCGAGTCGTATGCGAGCGCGCCCGCGTGCGACTCGTCGAACGACAGCGACGCGCAGGTCAGGTCGAGCGCTGGGAACCTGACCTCGAGCCGCTCGGCCGCGACGTCGTGGGCCGGCGTCGTCGGGTCCGACCACCACGCCGCGCCGGCGAACCGGACCTGCGGCGAGTTCAGGGCGAGCATGAGCCAGCAGCGGATCGACCAGCCTCCGCGACGCCCGGTCAGCAGGAAGCACTGCTCCGCCTTGCTGCACCGCTCGAGCGCGATCGACTCCGCGCGGACGAGTTCGACGCCGCCGGCGTGCGCAGAGGGGAACATCCCGGCGATCTTCGCCCGGTCGATCAGTCTGCTCGCGACCCACTCCGGGTTGGTCCCGTCGACGAGGTCGACCCAGACCGGGTGCGTCGGCCCGCCGACCGGGACCACGTCGAGCACCGTGCGGCCGGCGCCGGCGAACACGCCGCGCACCCAGAGCTCGGTCGCGACCGGTCCAGCCCGGCCGACGATCCCCGCGTCGACCATCCCGCTCGGGTGCCGGACGTGGAACAGGACGTGGTCCCCGATCAGCTCGACGCGGCGAGCAGTCGGGATCGTCCCCATCGCCCAGGCGTGCTGCGGGTCTGCTCCGGGATTCTCGACGAGTGCCTTGATTGCCATCGCTCTCCTAGGTCACCGAGTTGTTCGTGCCGGTGTTCACGACCTTGTTCGCGCTCATCAGCCGGCAGGTCGACTGCTCGACGATGTTGTTCGAGCCGCGCAGGTCCACGTCCGCCGCGCTGCCCGAGCCGCTCCCGTTGTTCCGCGCGATCAGCCCGCGCACGACGCAGTGCTGGCCGAGGATCTCGACGCCGTCGTCGCCGTTGTCCCTGGACACGCACGAGTCGATCATGACGTAGCGCCCGTGCGGACCAACCTGGATCCCGTCTCCGCCGCACTCGATCGCGTGGACCTGGTCGATCGTCACGTCCTCGGCCGGCGTGCCGATGTCGCCGCCGACCACGACGCCCCACGCAAACCCGCGGCAGAACCCGTTGCTGACCGCGACGAGCTGCCCGCCGACCGCGAGCCCGATCACGCCGGGCGACGACGGGCTCGCGTCGACGTTGAAGCCCGAGAGCTGCGACCGCCGCCCGCCGAGCACCGAGTGGCGGAACCTGATCCCACCGTGCCCGGCGCGAACGTCCTCGACGTCGATCTGCGAGAGGATCGCCTCGCCGCGGACGTCGACGCCGACCTGGGTCGCAGCGTACGTGCCGGGATTCACGACCCGGATCCGCGACAGGAAGATGTTGCGGTTCGCCTGGTTCGGGTCCTTGAAGTCGATCCCGTCGCCGCCCGGGTTGACGACCTCGATCCCGTCGATGGAGACGTCGTAGAACGTCCCCGCCTGCGCGCCGATGCCGTAGTGCCGCGGCGCGAGGATCTGGAGGTCCTCGAGCAGCCAGTGGTGCGCGTCGGCGAGCCGGATCCCGTGGACGCCCGCCGACATCGTGTCGCCGCGGCAGTCCAGCGTCATGTTCGCGAGGTGGACGTGCGACGCGCCGTCGCCGGCGAAGAAGTGCTGGTCCGCGCCGGCCGGGATCCGCAGGATCGTCACGCCCGGGCCGGCGCCGCGGATCGTCGTGCGCGACGTCAGCGGGATCGGCGGGATCTCAAAGTCGCCGGCCGGCAAGTCGGCGTGCCCGCCGACCGGGTCGTCGAGCGCGTCCTGGATGTCCTCGTAGACCCCCATCGTCACCCAACCTTGCGCGGACCGCGCTTTCGCGCTCCCGGTTTCTCGGCGACCACATCTGCGGACTCGCCAGCGGGGGCCTGCTCCGGCATCGGCGACGACGGTCGCAGCCGCTCGAGCTCCTCGTCGCGCATCGCGCCGAGCCCGTCCCGCGCGTCGCCGAGCGCCGCGTCGAGCTGCCTCCCGTCGGCGTCCATCCCGAGCACCACGCCGAGCCGGCGCGCGCCGCTCGCCGCGTCGGCGGACCGCGCAGCGCACTGCTCGGCGAGTCGCCGGTGCTCCTGGGAGAGCTCGCCGTAGTACTTCGCCTCAGCGCACGCACGCGCGAGTTGACGGCGGACGAGCACGCGCTCGATCGCCCCGGTGTTCTTCTTGGTCATGCGGTCGGGTTCGCGTAGGTGGCAATCCAGCGGTCGGTGCCGTTGACGTTGACTCGGATGTAGCCGTTGATCGTCGCGACGGTCAGGCTCGACAGGCTCGACGCCGCATCAGCGGTTTCGGTCCCGTCGAACCGCGCGAACTCCTGGTCCGTATCGTTCTGCGAGAGCCGCAGGGCCGCGATCGCCGCCGTCGTGCTCGGCTGCTTGACATGAAGTTGGGCAAGGCTCGCGAGCGTTGTCCCATCGCCGATCGCGATGAGCCCGTCGACCGACCACGTCATCACGTTACTCGTACCGAGCGCTGGGTTGGCACTCGCAGCGGTCGACAGCGTAAAGGCGTCGCTGTTGCTGTTGTCGACTCCGAGCGACCACCCGCGCGTCGTCCCGAGCAAGTAACGAAACAGTGAGTCGCCGCCGCCCGCAGTCTGAATCGTGATACGGGTACCTGCTGCGACGTCGGTGCTGGTGTTCTCGAATAGCGCGACGGTAAACTCGCTTGCGCCGGACAGTGCTCCTCGAACTACTCCACCGGTATCGCCTGAGTCGCCTACCACGTAGAGCCGCACCGTCGCAGCGGCAGGCTGGTTGATCCCGACCGAACGATCGACCGCGTTTACCGACAAGATTGCATTACCGCTGATCGACGAGCCATCCCAAATGCCCCACGGATCGTTGGTCGCCGAATTGTCGATTCCGACCGCATATGTCTGTGCCGCGACCCCCCATCGCAAGTACGAGTCACCGCTGCCGGAGGTCGACAAGACGATGAACGATCCTGCCGCTCCTCCGGAGCTCGCATTCGTGAAACTTGGACCGACCTGAGTATCAGCATTCGCGTTGACCGTGAACGAGACGTCGAGCGTCACGAAGTTGCCGCCGTCCGCCTTCGTGATCCACGACCCGGTCCGAAGCACGCCGGTGCCGGCCGTCGCGCCGAGGTAGCCACCAGTCGCCGCGGCGTCGACCGCGACAAAGTTGTTCGACGAACCGGCAGCCGCCCCGGAACCGCTCTCCTCCGCACGCGGGATGGACCAGACCATTACGTGAGCAGCGCCTCCACGCGCAGTCGGGCGTGCGTCGCGCCGACGATCCCGGCGAGCGTGACGCGCACGGTCTTGATCGGCCAGCGCCAGTCGAAGCCCTGCGGAGCCGCGCTCGCGTGATTGAGCACGCCGCTGACCCACGAGCCCTGGTCGGTGATCGTCGCGGCGAACAGGTCACTGCCCTGGTCGACGAGCGACGGGATCAGGAGCACGGTCTCGGTGCCGGCTGTCGGGTCCGCCGGCGTGGCGCCGTCAGCGTCCGAGTAGTACTCCACGATGCCGTAGCCCTTCGACCGCCAGCCGGCGTCGAGCACGACCTCGAGGACCGCGGCGCCGCCTGAGATCGCGGTCGGCGCCGAGCCGTTCTCCGGGTCCTGCTTGAACTCCGGCGACGACACGTTGCCGTGGAACGAGAGAGCCGACGAAATGTTCGTCATCAGAAGAAGTTCTCCGGGTCGAGGCCCGCCGCGCGGAAGGCCCGCGCGTGCATGGTAGCAAGCTCGGCGAGCGTGATCGAGGACCCGTCCCGGTCGACGAACTTGTCGAGCGTTAGCCCGCCGCTCCGGAACAGCCGCGCGCGAGTCGGGCCGAGGACGTCGTCCTGGAACTCGCGCGACTGCCGAGCGAGGAACTCCTGGTACGTCGTCCGCGCCGGGACCTGCCCGACGAGCTCGCGCGTCCGTGCGCGCGCGAAGTCGTCGAACCGGCCCCTGGTCCCGCGCGGCAGGTCGGCGCGCCGCGCCGGCGCGCGGAGCCCCTCGCGCCCCGCGAACTCGCGCAGGAGCATCCGCTCGGTCACCGGCTTCGCCGGCCGCTCGCCGATCGCCTCGCCGTCAATGATCGGGACGCGGGTCGAGCGGCACGAGTAGTGGACCGGCGGGACCGGCCCCTCGCCGG